ACAGGATTCCATTTAGAAGATACATGAGTAAGAATCTTATCATCTGTATCTCTAACTAAAGCATTCATTCCTGTACTAATAGGTTTACTTTCTTTATTCATAAAGAATAAAGGTTTCTTAGAAACAGTCCAATCAAGTCCTGCTTGTTTAATAAACTCATCAGTAGATAAGTCTTGTGGAACTTTCTTGCCTAATCCATGCCAAGGAAGTTCACCAGCATAAGCCATAGTTTCAACAGCAGCAACCATTATAGTTCCTCCTTCTCTACAGGAATAGTTTCAACTCCAGAAAAGCCTTCGTCCTGTAATTCTTCAGACTTCTCTTCTTCGGTCATTTTCTTTTCTGACCATTTAGCTACTGACTTGATATCATCACCAAAGCCAGCAACAGTACCACAGCTGGATAATCCAACTACAGCAAATAAAACAATAAGCATCTTAAACATTATTCACTCCTTTCTTATTGTTAATTAATTTTAATACTTGAGCTTTATGCTCATATAGATCTCCTACAAGACTCATAAGATCATCAAGAGCACTATCCACTCCATGACCTTTGCTATCTCTAGCATTGTCCACACATTCTTCTATTCTTTCTGCTATTTCATAAACAGTATAAGGTTTTAACATCATATTCTCACTCCTTAGTTAATTATTAATATTTAATGTTATATTATTATAGTCCCACAATATCGAAATAAAGTCAACAGCTAAATTAAAATAATTTAGGCTGTTCACCAGTTACAACACATTCGTCAGGATAAGCCATATCCTGGTTACAGAAAGCGTCATAGCTTGTTAAGAAATCATTGATTTCTTCGATTGATAGATTGTTAAATTGACCGCCAGAAGCGTTGTCAACAAAGTCTCTAATGTCCCTTGGGACATCTTTATGTTCGTTAAAGCACCATTGCATAATAAACTCCTTCTCTTATTATACTATTATCTCACAATAACGAATAAAGGTCAACAGTTAAATAAAAAAAAGTTTAGGAAGGCCATTGTTTAAAGAATAAACCATTACGCTTAATGAATGGTTTACCCATAGTGCTTGATTCCTTCATTTGATTTGTAAACTCTTCACTGTAGAATAAACCATGTTTTGCAAACAAATCGATCCAATATGATTTTGGTTTACAGTTAACATGATGGTGACCAGCTTGACCTGGTTGTGCATGAGTACATATAACATACTTGCCTGATTTAAATGCCTCTATATAATTATCTATGTATTTTTCTTCAACATGCTCTAAGAATTCAACACTCCATATTAGATCATATTCTATTTCAGATAAGTATTTTGTTTTTGTAAAATCTATTTCTTCTTGAAGATCCTCTCTAAAGACTGTAACGTCACCCTCTAATCCAATTGATTTCAAACCTTTACTTCTAGCTAATTTAACCTGACAACCATAACCACATCCAATATCTAACATACTTTTAACATCAAATGTTTTGATAGCCCAATCAAGACAACCTTCGTCATCCCAACATCTTCCATTTTGTCCACCTAAGTGAGCAGGTACTTCAGTCATTAAGTTTCTCCATTATTTTTTTACGTTCTTCATTAGTATAATACTTCCAATTAGTAATATGTTCAACAGTTCTTTTACATATTATACAATGAGTATTATCTTCATTTAACTTGCAAACTTTCTTGCAAGGAGATAAAATCATAAACCTAGATCACTAGACTTGAAACTAAACTCAGGCTTACTTAACTTTTCACATAAACTTTCTTGAAGTCTTTCGATATAATATGAACCTTCTTCTAGTTCTTTCTTTCTCTTTGGATCTTGCTCAGTTTCAAACTCTTCGATCATACAATCTTTAGCATCTTTCAAATATTGTTTGACTTGAGCAACAAAGTGTATATTAGTAGCCTTAGCTAATTTTTTATGGTCAAATTTAATCATAATTCAATCTCCTCATTTTCTAAATCTAAAATTATTATACTATCTTTCTCTTCATCAGTCAACGGAATACATTCAGCAGTAGCTTCCATAGTAGCACCCATCATCTTCATTTTAACAGGATTAAATTGTTCAAGTTGTTCTTGACAAGTTATCTCATCAGTAACTGTCTCAACTTGAACAGGTAACTTCTCACCACCAAAAGTTTGTATGATGATAGTTACTACAAAGATCGATTCTTTAACCATTATCTTCCCTTATATAATCGTATGTGATATCCTTACCACTACTGTTAACTAATCTTACATAATCACCAAAATAAAAAAGAAAAGTTTGAACAAGTATATCATACTCACCAGTATCCATCATTTCTTTTACTATCTTAGATCCATTCTCACCATGGTCTTTAGCCATACGTTTAGCAGTAGCCATTAAGTTCATAGCATTACCAGCTGGTCCATCCATATTGATTGTTCTAATATAATTCATATCTCACTCCTGTTTAAATTAATATTATATTATTATAGTCTCATATTATCAAAATAAAGTCAACAGCTATTTTAACTTATTAACTTCTATTTCTATCATTTCGGCATAATGTAACAACCAACTTTTAGATTGATTACTAACATTATAACTTGATTGATTTGAACATTTATTTTTCATATACTTAACAATAGTTTCTATATTTTCTATAGCAAGTTCTTTATTAGTTTTGACTTCTTTTAAGTCATCTAATGATAATGTAATTCCAACTTTTTCTAAACTCATTACTTGACCTCCTTAATAGAAGGTCTTTTACCTAGTTTCTTAGTAATATCATCAAGATCAAAAACTGAGAATGGAATAGGTTTCAATTCAACCTTACCGGTTTCTTCATTCTTCTCTTTCTTATATCTATAAAGAGTAGCAGCTTTAGTAAGACCTTTCATAGTCTTTCCAGAAACTCCTTCAAGAAATCTAATAGCTTGTTTAAAAGTAACGAAATAACAAGATTCGTCATAACCTGCAGAACCTAGAATATCCCAGTTCTTACCAGTATAAGTTTGTTTTGTAATATAATTTATCATAATCACTCCTATGTTAATAATTTATATCTCTCTATTTTACTATTGTACTATAGAAATGTTCTGAGGTCAACAGGCAAAACAAAAAAAAGTTAATTTATTTTAACATAAATATAGTTAGAGGGAGAATAAATGGTAGATCCAATCACAGCTATAGCGGGAGCAACAGCCGCATTTAATGCTATCAAAAAAGGCTTTGAAGTTGGTAGAGATATAGAGTCTATGTATGGTGACATAGGTAGATGGATGTCTTCAGTTGAAACTGTCAACAAAGAAGCTAAAACAGCTAAAAGTAAAGGAATGAGTGTTGAGGAAGAAGCACTCGAAATATTTGCTCACCAGAAAAAGGTAAAAGCTATGGAAGATGAGTTAAGAACATTTATTAATTTATCTCATGGTCCATCAGCTTGGAATGAAGTATTGAGAATTCAAGCTGATATTAGAAGAAGAAGAAAAGAAGCAATAATAGCTGCTAAGAAAAAAAGAGAAGAAATGATAATGTGGACACTAGTAGCAGTTGGAGGGTTATGTTCAATTTGGGTTGTATTTTATGTTATATGGAAAGCACTAGGTAACTAATGGCTCGTAATAATAGAAATAGATTTGCAAAAGAAAAAGTTGTAAATCGTAAAAGAATGTTAGATGGTAAAGAAGTAAAACCAGTTCTTTATTATAATAATAAATTTAAAAAAATGATAACTGGTTCTGTAGATGGTGAACTTGTTTGTGATAAATTTGGTAAGCCATTGCCACTTAGATCTATAGGAGCAATAGAATGATACCTAATAAAAAAGCAGCAGCTGAGGAAAAAAGAGTTAAGCAACAAATGGATATAACTCAAAAATTGATGAGAAGTCACTGGTTTTGGATATATTTGTTTGTTATAATTTTATTTGGAATAGTAACATTCATAGACTTTATCAAAAGCTAAAACAGTTGTCTTCTATATAATAATAAGGTATATTGTTCTATGAGAATATTTTTAATACTAATAATTTTGTTTTATCCTACATTGACAATAAGTCATATACATACACCTAATTGTGTACATCCTACATTAGTTAATAACTACAAGTGGAGTGGTAAAGGTAGATTATATGATCAAAGAAATCAATACTTTGTCTCTTGTAGATTAGTAAAAGAAAAAAGAGTAGAACCTTTCTTTGGTGATGACTCTGTTAAGTGTCATTATAGATGTCAGGATTATAAAGAAGTGAGAGATGAATTTGTAATAACTACACATAGTAACCACATATGTGTCAAAACAGTAACACAGCCGAGAGGCGACAAAAGAGATTGGAGAAATAGATGAGGGATCCAGATTGGTTTTTAAAATGGTTTTTTTATGTAATGATGATAGTCTTTGGATTAATTATATGGTTAGCTTCTGCAACATATGCTAAGACTTCTACTTGGGATGAATGGTTAAAGGAAGATATATTTGGAAATGAATATTTATTTTATGATGATAGTGTACAAATCCAAGCACCATATAGAGCAATAGATCCAGCTGGTGTAGAAGTTACACTTAGAGATGCTGGAACAGGAATACAATACTTCACAAAGTTAACTTTAATTATAGATGACAACCCATCACCATGTTGTGCTGAGTTTGAATTTCACAATATAGAACCATTTGTAATGACTAATGTTAGAGTAAATGCATACACTTACTTGACCTTAGTATCAGAAGATAGTTACGGTAATAAAAGATATAACAAACAATTTATTAAAGCTGCAGGAGGTTGTTCAGCACCTCCATTGAATATAACAGATAAGGTTTTTGGAACTATCAACTTACTACAAACAAATGGTTGGACTAAAATAAAAATATGGCATCCAAACTTTTCAGGAATGCAATTCAATCAATTAACCAGAAGTGAGATTCCAGCTGAATATATTGATAATGTAAAAATGTGGGTTGATAAAAAACTTGTTTGGGAATATAATGGAACTATTGGTATTGCTCAAGATGTATTTTTTATGATGCCAATAAATACTTCTAACAAAGAAGTTTATATAGAAGCAACAGATAATTTAGGAAATATGTTTACTTATGATAGTTACAGTAACAGATAGTGCAAAAGAATATTTGTATTCTATTGCTAAGAAAAATAACAAAGATATAATATCATTTGGAGTTTCAGGAGGAGGATGTGCTGGATTCAGTTATAAGTGGGATTATCTTGATAGTTACGATAATTCTCACTCTATATACCCAATTAGAGATAATGTTGTACTTGCTATAGATAAGGTTGCAGAAATGTATATTATGGGAAGTGAGATTGATTATGTTCAAGAACTTATGGGAAGTTTTCTTAAAATAAATAATCCACTTACTAAATCATCTTGTGGTTGTGGAGAATCTTTCAGTGTCTGATCTTGAAAAAAAACTTGACAAAATTCAAAAACAAATTGATAGGATAGAAAAAAAGTTAGACAATCATGTAGAACTTATAATGAGTGTATATAAGCCACTTAAAAAACCTCTCGATAAGATTCGTGAATACTTCTAATTGATTATTATTATAAAAAAAAATCAAAAAATATAGTTTTCTTAACGAGTTGTTAATCGTAGGTTCAGATACAATGTAGTATGGTATTCTAAATAATGTATGAGGACCGCGGTCGTTCGGCAACCGGCTCAAACAAATATTAATATTAATATAAGGAGCAAACATGTCTTGGACAAAACCTCAAATTACAGAAATCTCTGTAGGTCTTGAAATTAACTCTTACGCTTGCGCAGAGAAGTAATTTCTTTTGTCATGGGCTAAGTCTTTCATAGAAACTAGCCCATTGACTTTTTTTCTCAACTAAGGTACAATGTATTATGACTACTATCGTACCAATCTATAATCAACAAGGTAACAAAACAAATCAAATAGTTATAGATGATGATCTGACTTATGTTAGAGGTCGTGTATGGAAAGGATCCAAACATTATTATAAAGGTACAGGCATACCTTATAAATTTCATCATATATTAGATGTTGAAAATGATAACGACTATGAAGATATTATAAAGACAGATATCTTTTATATGGGTTACCAAGTAACTAAAAAAGTATGGAAGAATAAAACAGGAATTTTTCAGTCAAGATATCAACCTTTTTTTCCTGACTATATTGGTGGATGTAGTGTTAAAGAAAAAACTATAGTTGATAATTCTAGAATATTTAAAAGATCTTCAGTTGATATAATAGATGTAATTAATTATGATCCTTTCAACAAACAGTATTATTTTAAAATGGATTACAAATGTAATCGAAAAGAATACATTGAAGACAACGGTGATCCAAAAAAGTTAACAGAATTATTAGAATATATGTTAGATAGTGAATGGAACTTCTTGTGGGATAAGGCAGCTATTAGTGATGTTACTCCTGATGGATTGATAAGTGATACAGCTGATCTATTTGAGTCTGATGAATTGAAACATCAATTTGGTACAGTATATTCTTTATTGTTTAGTTTATATAATAGAGATAAAATAAAATATGCTAATTTTTTAAAGTTAAATAATTTGAAACATGAAGATACAACAGACTTTATATATAATTCAGTTGAATTATTAGATAGGAATAATATTGATACTATTCCATTGATTAAACATAATAATAAAATAAAGGATTATAAACATATTATATTAGAGTATCTTTTACAAGGAAGAAACTGTGCATATTGCTCTTGTATGTTATTTGTTCACGAAGGTGATATGGTTAGAGATCATTATATAAAGAGAATAACTGAAGAGCTCAAAGTTATATAAATATTAGTATGGCATATAGTAAACAATTAATAGATCATTATGAGAATCCAAGAAACGTTGGGTCTATGGATAAAGAGGATCCAAATGTTGGAACAGGATTAGTAGGTGCACCAGCTTGTGGTGATGTTATGAAACTACAGATAAAAGTGGATCCAGAAACTAAAACTATTACTGATGCTAAATTTAAAACATTTGGATGTGGTTCAGCTATCGCATCTAGTTCACTTATAACTGAAATGGTAAAAGGAAAAAATACAGATGAAGCAACGAAAATTAGGAATACTGACATTGCAACAACTTTGGCGTTACCACCAGTTAAAATCCATTGTTCTGTTCTTGCAGAAGACGCTATCAAAGCTGCGATCAAAGATTATGAAGTAAAGTGTAGTTGCAAAGAGTAGATATCATAAATATTCGTGCGTTTTTCAAATTTAAAAGTTAGTTGACTTATTTTAAACATTCCATTATAATTTATATTTAACGTCTAATAAAGGAGGTTTTATGAGATTACCAAACTTTAGAATCCCAACGTGGTTTTTGATTGTAGGATTTTGTTATATAATCTTTTCAATTGCTACATTGGATACACCTGAAGAGGTAAAAGAGAAATTAGACGAAGGTCCACCTAGGCTGTTGACAGACTGGGAAGAGGTTCACAAACCTGGAATGGGCCTTGAAACTCGTCTTAGAATAATGAATGAATATTATTCTGGAGACAAAACTGCTGAGAAAGATATTGAAAGTGTTGTTTGTTTAGCAAAGAATGCTTACTTTGAAGCTAGAAATCAATCTATACTTTCTCAAATAGCTGTAAGTCAAGTTGTAATGAATAGAGTACAACATGAAGACTTTCCTAACACTGTTTGTGGTGTTGTGTATGAGGCACAATTAAGTAAATGGTACAAGGAAAAATTAAACAAAGAAGTACCGCTAAAAGATAGATGTCAGTTTAGTTGGTACTGTGATGGTAAAGCTGATATCATTAGAGACCAAGATGCTTACGAATTAGCATTAGCTGTTGCCCATCAAGTTTTATCGGGGTATGATATGGTTGATGTAACAAAAGGTGCTTTATGGTATCATGCAACTTATGTTAGACCTTATTGGGCTAAAGAAAAGTTGTATACAGTTAAACATGAAGACCATATTTTTTATACAGAAAGGAACTAAATTGAAAGCTGGTAAAGTATGGGGAGTAACGGAATCTCTACTACAAAATCCTGTAGTAGAGTTTCACCGAATAGAAGTTAATAAAGGTGGTGAATGTAGTACACATAAACATTCACATAAGTGGAATGGATTTTTTGTAGAAGAAGGAGAACTTGAAATCCATGTAATAAAGAACGACTATGATTTAATTGACAAGACGGTTTTAGGACCAGGAGATTTTATGTCAGTTAAACCTGGAGAGTATCATTTATTTAAAGCTAATAAAGATACTATCGCTTTTGAGATTTATTGGCCCGAGCTTTTGTCTGAAGATATTCAAAGAAAGAGTGTTGGGAAAATGAACAAATGATTAATATATTAACAACTGCTAAGTTTAGTAAGATAATTATTGAAGTAGTAGAAACAAAAGAGATTTCTTATTTAGATGCTATAACTGATTATTGTCAAAAGAATAATTTAGAGATTGAATCAGCAGCTAAATTAGTTAATCAAAAAATAAAAACAAGATTGAAAGAAGAAGCAAGAGAGTTAAAGTTAATAAAAGCCAATGAATAATATATACGAAGGATTCAATGCTTATAAGACATATCTTGCTGTAAAGAATCACTTTACAACTTCGTATGATTATTTTAAATATAATGGTAAAGTGAATGCAAAAACTGATAGTTTTTTAAAGAGAAGAGATAAGTTTTTCTTTAATAAACTTGAAAGAAAATATACACCTGATCAAATAAGAGAATTATTTGTATCAAACTTTGCTGATGGTGAAGATTTCTGGGTAGGAAATGTGTTGACTTTGAAAGCAGAAGAGGTGTATAATAATTGGAAAAAAAGACAAGAGAGTCTAAGTTATATCTTTGAGCAAGATCTTTTATTTTTAAAAGATTATTATGATGAAAGAAAACTTAATTTTCAAAGTCTATTTGTTATGGAGAACGGACATCCGATTCTCTTACAGTGTGTTTTAAGAAATGATATCTATGTTGAAACTATGGTTATTGTAGATAGCGTACTAAATTATACAAAGAAATGGAACAAAGTTTTAACAGATCCAGTTTGGATTGAATTTAAAAAAAGGATGGAAAAATATCGTCCTTTTGTAAACTTTGATCCCAAAAAAGGAAAGGAAATATTAAGAAAGGTATTCTTATGATTTTACCACACGTAATATTTAAAGTCAGAGAGAGAGACGATAACATAGAGGGCGATAATCCTTTTAAATGGGTTGAACGATCTACTGATTATTATTTTGGTAAGGGAAAACATATATTGTTTTCTTTACCTGGAGCATTTACTCCAACTTGTTCAACATATCAATTACCTGATTTTAACAGATTGTATGATCAGTTTAAGAATGAAGGTATTGATAACATTTATTGTATTTCAGTAAATGATTCTTTTGTTATGAATGCTTGGGCTAAACATCATAATATTCAAAATGTAAAAGTTTTACCTGATGGTAATTGTGAATTTACTTCTGGTATGGGAATGTTAGTTGAAAAGTCCAATCTAGGTTTTGGTAAAAGATCTTGGAGATATGCAGCTGTTATTTCAGCTGGTAGTGTTGAAAAGATATTTGAAGAACCTGGAAGAGAAGATAACTGTCCTGGTGATCCATATGGAGTTACATCACCTCAGAACATTTTAAGTTATCTTAAAGGTGAAGATTATAAAGAAAAATAAAGATGTACAGATAATTATGAAGTTTTTATGAACTTTAATTTTTGTAAAATAAATAAAAATTTTAAGGAGAATTGAATGAAGAAAATATGTTTTTTATTTACAATACTTTTTGCAGGTTCAGTATTTGCAAGAGATCAAATTAAAGTAGTTGGTAGTTCAACTGTATATCCATTTGCAACAGTAGTAGCAGAACGATTTGGTAAAACAAGTGGTTATAAGACACCAGTAATAGAATCAACTGGTTCAGGTGGTGGATTGAAATTGTTTTGTGCAGGTGTTGGTACAGAACATCCTGATATTACAAATGCTTCAAGAAGAATAAAACAAACTGAAGTAAACAATTGTAAAAAAAATGGTATAGAAGATATTACAGAAGTAAAAATAGGTTATGATGGTATAGTTGTTGCAAATTCTAAAAAAGGTGTTGACTTTCATTTATCAACAAGAGATTTATATCTTGCACTTGCAAAAGATGTACCAGCGGATCCAACTGGTAAAACTGTAAAACCAAATCCATATAAAAAATGGAATGAAATAAATCCTACATACCCAGATTTACCTATTCTTGTTTATGGTCCTCCACCAACATCAGGTACTAGAGATGCACTTAATGAACTTGCTATAGAAAAAGGTTGTAAAAGTTATCCAGGTAGAAAAAAACTTAAAGAAAATAATAAGAAATTATATAAAGCAGAATGTCGTTCAATAAGAACAGATGGTCCTTATATAGAAGCTGGTGAGAATGATAATTTAATAATCGAAAAATTGATAACAAATCCTAACTCATTAGGTATATTTGGTTATTCATTTTTAGATGAAAATAGAGATAAAGTAAAAGCATCAACTGTTAATGGTGTGTTACCAGAATTTGAATTAATTAGTAATGGTACATATCCAGTTTCAAGATCATTATGGTTTTATGTAAAGAATGTCCACGCTGCTGTGATACCAGGAATAAAAGAGTATGTACTGGAATTCACATCAAATAGAGCTACTGGTGAAGATGGTTATTTGGTCTCAAAAGGATTAATTCCATTACCATCAGCTGAACAGGCTAAATACTTCAAACATGGAAAAGAACTTACTAAGTTTGATCCAAATTGGTTAAAGAAGGAAAAATAATCAATGAATAATGAAGTGGAAGCCTATGTGGGCGAGTTGCAGGAGTTGAGAGCTTTAGTTAAGAAACAAAAAAGGATTATTAACGAGCTCCAAACTACTGTAAACGAAAATAAAAGACTGTTGACTGAAACAGCTAAATAAGATATACTAAGTTTTTATATTATGCATTTTGTGGACAATAATAATACATTGCAATACAAGGAGATACAATGTCGCAATCATTCGCTGAGCTTAAACGCTCAACAACAACGAGTCTTGATGCTTTACTCAAAGAGACAAATAAACTAACAAGTAACGAGAATAATAAAGGTGGAGCTGATGCTAGGTTCTGGCAACCTGAAGTAGATAAATCAGGTGCTGGTCAAGCTATCATTAGATTCTTGCCTGCTCCAAAAGGAGAAGATATTCCTTGGGTTAGAATATTCAACCATGGCTTTCAAGGTCCAGGTGGTTGGTATATTGAGAACTCTTTAACAACATTAAATAAAAAGGATCCAGTTTCAGAATATAATAGTATGTTATGGAACAGAGGTGATGATGCTGGTAAAGAACAAGCTCGTAAACAGAAAAGAAGATTACTATACATTAGTAATGTTTATATTATACAAGACAAAGCTCATCCTGAAAATGAAGGTCAAGTAAAATTATTCAGATATGGTAAAAAGATATTTGATAAACTTAATGAAGCTATGAATCCTGAGTTTGAAGATGAGAAGCCTTTGAATCCATTTGATTTATGGGAAGGTGCTAGTTTTATTCTAAAGATACGTAATGTTGATGGTTATAGAAACTATGACAAGAGTGTCTTTGGTGAAGCAGGACCATTGCTTACTGATGACAGTAAGTTAGAAGGTATCTGGAATAGTGAGTATAAGTTGCAAGAATTTTCTGATCCATCTAAGTTTAAAACGTATGATGAACTTAAAGAAAAACTAGATAAAGTGTTAGCTTTATCCGGGGGCAGTCAGCCTTCTTCAACAGCTGAAACTACTCAATTAGATACAGCACCAGCACCAAGTGCAGGAAAATCATCTCCTCCACCTAAAGCAGATGAAGATGATAACTTAGACTTCTTTCAGAAGTTAGCAGACGAAGATTAAAGCTCGGCTTGAGCAGATTGTAGTCTGAATGATGAAGGATCTTGGTTGTGCATGGAGAAATCTCCTCCACCACCGGATCCTCCATTTACATTAGTAATATTAGTAGTGCTGTTATTATCACCACCTTTGTTTATTGTTGGAGCAACAACTGGAGCTACGCTTTGAGCTCCTTCTTGATTTAATAAATCACCTAATTTTTTTTCTGGAATTACAACATCACCTTTAGCAGATACAGTTGCAACTTTACCATCAACTATTTCTTTTTCAACAGCTAGTTCTCCACTAGGAGGTACTACACCTTGTTTAATAAGTTCTTTTACTTGTTCTGTAGTTGTTTCACCTGGAATACTTCTATCAGTTGGAACTACTGCTTTTTCAGTTTCTGTTAATCCTGCTGCTTCTAATTTTTTTCTAGTTAATTCTTCAACTCTAAGATCGACATTTCTTTTTTCATTTGGTGTCAAATCTTCATATTCTTTTCTGTTTAAAAATCCTTCTTTTTCAACTGTACCTTCTTTTGTCATTTGTTTGATTGCTTCTTCCCTAATATCTGCTTGACCTTCTTCACCAGTAATAGCTTCTCTCTTTTGCTCTTCAGTACCTAGTCCTAATTTATCTGCTATAAAGTCTCCTCCTGGTAAAGCTCTCAAAGCTGAATTTATTATATTAGGTAGATTCTCGAAAAATTGTACAATGCCTCCAAACGCATTTTTAATTAAGTCTTTAAAACTAAAGTCTCTCAATGTTTCAGCTATACCTTCAAAACCAAGTTTTTCCATTACAAAAGCAGCTATATTTTTTAACAAGTCTAATGGTGCTCCAATTAGACCTCCAAGTACATTTCCTAGTGCAGTTAGTACACCATCTATAATACCACCATCTTTATAACCTTCAGCAAAACCTTTGATAGCATCTATTATTCCAAATAATACAGTAATAGGCAATGCAATAAATTTAAGAGCTGGAACTATTGGTTTAATAAGATTAGCAAACTTACCAAAGAAGTTTCTTATACTTTGAAAAAACTTTTGTATTGGTGATGCTTTACTCATAAAACCAGCTGTTGTAATATCTTTTAAAGTCTTACCTATGTTTACAAAACCTAATGTAAAAAATTTTATAGTTTTAGATAATCCTCTGAAGATAGCTGGTAGTTTAACAGATCTAATTAATCCTTGTATTTGATCTTGAAATGCAGTTGCTGCTGCTAATAAACCAACACCAATCAATTTCAAAAAACCACTACTTTTAACTGCTCCAGCAAAATCAAACCCTTCTTCTTCAGGTAAACCAGTAGCACTAGTACTAGCTGATCTAGCTCCTTCTGCAGCAGCTTCAGCTGCTCGTGCTTCATTTCCTTCTATCTGACCTTTGATAACATTAAGATGTTCAACATTTACATCAAGTATTCCTTGAAGTAAACCAACCATTTGTTGTAAAGAATTTTGTAATGGAGAGATAGCGTTCATAAAAGCATCAGTTAATGCTTGCATTAAAATGGATCCTTTATCTTCACCACTTAACGTGTTTAATCCAACTGGTGGACCTGATGTTTGAACTTGTAACTCTCCTAAACTCATTTTTTATCGAACTTCTTACTTGATCCAGTATACAATCCAAACCATGCTGCACCAGCACCTACAACAATACTTACTAATCCAGCTTGTTGAGTATTTGGATCACTTAAACTCATAAACCAATGTACTACTTGGTATAGTAATACAATATACACTGTTATGAATATTCTCGGAAAGATTCTCCAAGAGTCAACTGCTTTTGCTAAATCTATTAACCAATCAAATCTATTTTTATCCATGTTTCCTCATTTGACTTTTGGCATTTTGTTGCCTTATTTTTTCATTTTCTTTTTCAATATGTTCTGCTAATAAAGAAATATAAATGTCTCTTTCAAAGCGAATCATATTTTCAAGCTCTTCTAATGAATATTTATGGTGTTGGATCAGTGCAAAGTTAGTTGTGTAATAGTTTTTTAGCGTGTCATGGGACATGCTTATAAAAAAAAATCCATCAACCCTGTTAATGTATATTCAACTTCTTTGCCACATTTGGCACATTTATACTTGACCTTGTGTTCAAGTTTGGGAAAAGTATTAAAAAATTCTATAATCTTTTTAAATTGTTTTTGATCTAATTTACCAATAAATTCTTTCAATTCATTAGGTGTAAAATCATTATAAACTTTGTTACTATCGAATACATTCTTAACACATTTCTCAATTATTTCAAATGTTTGTTCAGCAGTAACATTTTCTAAATTATTTCCAACTTCAGCTAGAGAAGGATATTTCATAGTAATGCCAATATTACTATCAATATTAATAACTGTATTATGATCTTTATGTTTTGTAACTTCTATATCTTCAACATTAATCTGAATATCAGTTTCACCTTTACAGTCTGGATCTTGGATATGTCTCATTCTTAACTCAATAACTTCTCCAACGCTTTTTGCTCTTAGTTGTAAAAATAACCATTCTATATCAAATAATGGTAAAGTTAAAACATTAACATTAGATGAAACTATACAATTTTGAAGTATATTAATAACTGTTGCTAAAATTTCTTTTTGATCTTTTCCTTCACCAGCCATAAGAAGTACTTTTTCTTCTTTGACTAAGAATGGTCTAAATTTAACTGTCTGATTATTTGAAGGAAGTTTAGTTTCAAATTCAGGTGTTACAATATTTGGTAAAGCCATAATAAAATCCTACTATTATATATAAGTTTAAATTGTAAAAACGTCAACTTTGTTTTGGTTGATAATATCTCTGGTAATTTTAGATCTACTAACTGCTCCACCACCACCTGCTAAGTTACCACCAACCTTAAATATATTTAAAGCAGCTGTAGTAGCTCCAGTTAAAAATGCTTGTTGTCTTTGTGTTAATCCAGATCTTGCTGCAACTTGACCAGCCAATACAGCAGCTCCTTGCTCTATACCAGTTCTAACAGTTGCTCTTCCAAATCTTCTTCTTCCATCAGTAGCAAATCTTTTATCAACTTCATAATGAATTTTATCTTTATAATACTTGTAATCAAACACTACATTTAATCTTTGTATTTCTTGTGAACCCCAATCTGCTTGCATATCTTGAATAGTTCTTGGATAAACTTCAACTAACTCTTGAGAATAGATAGGATTCAATCCAGTTGCATCTCCACCAGATCCACTTGCTTCTGATCTTGGTAATTCTTCAAACTGCATTATTGTACAACTAGTAGTAAAATTAGAAAGATAATTTAAATCTTTAGTATGTTCACCTGCATCATTTTCATCACCTTTGGTTCTGTGGTGACCAACTATAAGGTCTTGCCACAATTCAAAAAATACTTTCTCTTGTAAATTTTTAGAAAGTATAAATGAGGCATCTACTGGTTGATAAACTACATTAGTAGGATATTCTCTAATTAATCCATAGTTAGCTTCTTTGTATGGTGAACTAATAACAATTCTACCAGGCATACTAACTCTATCACATCTAAATGCTAAATGAGTAGTTCCATAATTTTCCCAAGCAGTTCCAAGTTTTCTAACTTCTTGTAAAAAAGTTTGTCCAATTAAATTCTGTGTTAATAATGATTTATTTTGATTTGAAGGTACATTAATAATAAACATAAAGTGAGAAGCTCTAGCTACTCCTGTTCTTCCAATTGAAGCTGAAAAGTTTTCTATATTAAACACGGATCTGTTTCCTACTCTCTCTAAACACTTTTTGTTTAGTTGCCTTTCTAAATCTCTCTGTTGGTAAGAATAAAGCTAAGTCCCAAGCATTAGCATTAATCTTAACAAGTCTACCTCTTACATTAGTCATCAAATAACTCTTAACACATGGTTTAAAAAATCTAAACTTGCTAGCCCTATTTAGTAGTTTAAACCCAGCTTTTATTCTAGTCTCTTCATCATAATTACGATCAGTAGTTACAGTATATAATGCATCCATTAATCTTGCTCTTAATCTTGGATGAAGATAATGTAAATTAATTCCATAAAACTTACCACCACTAGTAGCTCTTTTTCTATTAAATACATTTTGTAGTGGAAAGATTAATGGAAAGGTATCATAATATGGTAACTTATCTTTTGTCTTAGGATTATAAAAAAAATGATACATAAAACCTATTTGAGGAAATCTTGTCAATTGAGCTTTTGGAGCAGTTGAAATAATTTTTTGAGGAGTTACTGATCTTTTATTTCTAGCAAGATCCCTAAACCAATTTCTTGAAGTTCTAGTTAAAGCAGGAACTTTTCCTGCTTTAACACCTTCATCAAGCATTTGATTAAATATGTAAGCTACCAACTTCTAATTCCTAACTCTTTTTCTGTTATAATAATGAATCGCCAGTTTCTATCTTCACAATATTGTTTGGCAAATTTCCATTTATAAGTATTTATTGCATAAGTTTTAACTTCATTAATATACTTACGAGTCTTTCTTGTTTGTACAGCTGGTTCTTGTGTTTGTTTGTAAGGTTTAACTTCAATAATAGAAACTTCTTCTTTTCCCTCTTTAGTTCTACTCCATATCTTGAAATCTGGATAATATCTATGATATTTACCATCAATTGGGTGTTTATACGGTATATACAACTCTTCACTTTGCCATTGATATATTTCATCTTTGTTATCAAAGTATATCATGCACTGTTTTTCCCACGAACTACGATAAATAATATTAGTAGGATCACCTTTATATTTTTTTGGGTTTATAGGTTTAAATAAACCCTTATACTTGGAAAAGATCATATTACTAATTATACGTTAAAGAAAGTAAAAAGTCAATGGTAGCATTTCCTAAAATTCCTAATTTTAACTTTAATGGATCCAATCCATTAATTGATGAGATTGAAAATGTTAGAGGTCAACTAGCTGCATCTGGATATCTTGATATGACTGTTCAAGATCTTGTAGGAAGAGCAGGAGCTGCTATTGGAATTGATTTAAATAATGTAGATGTATCTGGTCCTTTAAAAGAATTAGAAGAAGGTGCTGGCTCATCTGGTCTTAAAACCTTTTCCTTTCCAGAAAAGATTGAAAGTGTTGGAAATTTTATGAATATAGACATATTCAAAGAAAGAATATTTGAAGCTGCACTTGGTGTACAAAGAAAAAAAAATAGAGAAAAATTATTAACCATCAAACTTCCATTACCTTCATCATTACAAACTGCTTATGCTCAAGGTTACAAGCAAGAAGGGTTAGGACCAATTGGAGCTGCTGCTGCAGCTGAAGTATCTGGTCTTGCTAAAGATATAGCAGCAGGAAATAGACCATCAGGAGAAACTTTATTGAATGCTTTAGACAAGGTATCTAAAAGAGTTGGAGTAGAAGGTCTTGCTGCACTTGGTTTAGGAATATCTGATGATGTTGCTGGAGTAGTTGGAGCACAGATAAGTGGAATAGCTGGTGCAGTAGTTGGAGATTCATTAAGTAAAGTAGTTCAAGGAGCAACTGCAGCTGCTGGTATAGCTAGAAATCCTCATATGGCTGTTTTATTTGAAGCTCCAAACTTTAGAAACTTTCAATTCTCATTTGATCTTAAACCTAAAAATCAAAGAGAAAGTTTAATTATTAATGAGATAATTCATAAGTTAAAGTTTCATTCTCATCCAGAAAAAACTAATAAAGAACATTTTTTTAATTATCCAGAACAAATGGGTATAAGATTTAAGAAAGACGGATTTTTATTTAGAACAAGAAGTTTAGTATTAACAAATATGAATGTTGAGTATCATGGTGAAGGAACACCACTATATTACGATACAGGAGGAAAAGGAAATTCGCAGAAAGCACCTGCAGCAGTTAAATTAGATCTTACATTTACAGAAACTAAAATTCTTACTAAACGTGATATTGAGGATGGTATGTAATGCCTTATTTGTTTAGATCTTTTCCTCAAGTAAACTATAGTCTCAAAAAAAATAAAAACTTCGAACTGTTGACTAATATCACATTAAGGTTTAAAGTAAGAGATATAATAAAAAATAGAACTGCAATTTATTTCGACTATGTAGTTAAAGATAGTGATAGACCAGATATAATTGCTTCAAAATATTATGATGATCCAACTCTAGATTGGATTATATTTTTAGTAAATGATATAGTTGATCCATATTATGATTGGCCATTAAATGATGAAAGTTTTGATAGTTATATGAGAACATTGTATGGAAGTACTGCTAAAGCTAAAACTACAATATATGAATATAGAAAAATTATTAATAACCAATCAGTAAGATTTGATGGAAAGATTGTTCCTAAAAGAACTGTTGTTGTTGATGAAAACACATATAATAGTTTAGTAGCCACAGATAGAGAACAGATTACTGCATATGACTATTATTTTGAACAAAATGCTGAAAAAAGAAAAATTAAAATACTAGATAAACAATTTGTTTCTACATTAGTAAGAGAGGTTGATCTTATTTTTAGTGACTTAGATTAAAATGGCTGAACCAGAATCCAAAAAAAATCCACAACAGATAATAGATTATAAAGTTTACCTTAGAAACTTTTTTGGTGAATTGACAGAGGTAACACCTGTTGTTAGTGCTATGAATATTTACGAAAATCTTTTTTCAATGACAAATAGTTGTGATATAATTATTTCAGATGCTGTTGGTTTTACACAAAGATTACCTCTTGTTGGTGATGAGCATATTATTATTACTTACAGATCTAGTACTTCAGATAAAATTGTTTCAAGATCATTTAAGATTTATAAGATTGGTAAAAGAGTAGAAGGAGCTCAAAGACAAGAGAACTATCTTATTCATGGTATAAGTGAATATTCTATTTTTAATGAAATGAGAAGTATAGATAAAAGTTTTAAAGGTAGAAAAACTTCTGATGCTATACAAGATGCGTTTGCTAATGGTTTTAGAGCTACAGGTGGAGCAGATGGTGCTTCTATACTTGGAGCAAAAATCTTATATGGTCTGAATAAAGATAGTATAGTTGAATCTGAATCTACAACAAGTTTTATACCTCCTGGAATAACACCTTTTGAATGTATCAAATATCTAATGGATGAATGTAGACATCCTGTTAAAAATAATAATTCAGATTATGTGTTTTTTGAAGATTATAATGGATTTCATTTTACTACTATGAAAGAGTTGAAGGATCAAGATACTAGTCAAAAATTCTTACTTGGTGATCAAGCATTTGTTAAAGATGAAGCAGAGTTTGGAGAATCACAGATCATAACAGAACTTAAAGCTAAAAAATCATTTGATAGGATTCAAGATTTAGGAACTGGTTTATTTAGAAATAGAATAGCAGTTGTTGATCCATTAACAAAAAAATTTGACTCTAGAACCTTTATATACTATAATGAATTTGGATTATTAAATAAAATTCATGAATTTGGAGGTAGAGTTATTACTGAAGAAAGTCAATACAGATTTGTTGATAGCTCAACTCATACTAGATATTTTGCAGCTGAGTTGAATACTACAAGTTTAAATACATCAATACCACCAGCCTTTTCTCCAAGACCAGGTCAATTTAGTAATGGGATTGCACATGGTGATGTTAGTAGTTATATGGATCATCCATATATCAATGAAGTTGACAAACAAACTTTAATATCCAAAGATCCATTAGTAAGTAATCCACAAATCAAACAAAGAAAACTTGGATTAAGAATAGCTGAAAGAGCAACAATGGATGCAATAATATTAGATGCTCTTATTCCTGGCAATAGTGTTATAAAACCTGGTGATATGGTTGAAATTTATGTTCCTCAAACAACTTCTACAGAAAGTAATAAATTTAATTTTAATTTATTTTTTGGTCAAAGTGAAGAAGATAAAAGATTTACACCAAGATTTTTAGTTACTGCTGTAAGACAAAATTATGATAATGAAACACAAAACTACCAAACAGGATTAGAATTAATGAAAGATTCATATGCACAAAAACCTGAAAAGGTCTATGCAAAATCTAAAGGAGATATGCAATAATGTCAAGCAATACTTACAATAATGAATATCTTGGTTTTAATGGATTCGTATGGTGGATGGGAGTTGTTGAAGATAACAATGATCCACTTAAAGCAGGACGTATTAAGGTAAGATGTTTAGAATGGCATTCAGAAGATAAAAATTTAGTTCCAACAGACGACTTACCTTGGGCTCAAGTTATGATGCCAGTAAATAGTTCAAGTAATTCAGGTGTTGGACAATCACCTACAGGTATACAAAATGGTAGTTGGGTAGTAGGATTTTTCTTAGATGGAAAACATGGACAACGTCCAATGGTTATGGGAACAATTCCAGGTATACCAATGTCAGATGCAAATCCAAAACTTGGTTTTAATGATCCAGATGGAACATATCCAACACTCCCACAACAACCAGATACAAATAGGTTAGCTAGAAATGATGAAAAAGAAGAGTATAAACATCCAAATGTTAAAACTAAAGATGAATCTAAAAAAACTGGTGTTAAGATAGCTAACAAAGGAACAACTTGGGATGAACCTTCATCTGCATATAGTGCAGAGTATCCTAAGAATGATGTTTATGAAGGATCGGGTGGAGTAATCAGGGAATATGACAACACACCAGGTAATGAAAGAATACATCACTATCATCCATCAGGAAGTTTTTCTGAATATAATGCAGTTGGTAATCATCATCAAAGAATAGTTGGTGATAACTTTGAAATTATTTTAGGTAAGAATTCAATATATGTAAAAGGTGATGCTAACTTAACTGTTGATGGTAACTGTCATACTCATATAGAAGGTGACTGGGATATCTACGTTGGTGGATACAAAAAAGAAATTATTGGTGGAAATTTAACTGAACAAATTGGAGAAGATTTAGAATTAACAACTGGTGGTGATGCTAACATGAAAGCTGGTGGCAACATGGATATGTTAGGAGCTAGAATAGATTTAAACAAAGGTGAGGGTGGTCTATTTGGAGGCTTAGTTGGTGGGTTAGCTGGTTTTGCTGCTGGAAATCTTCTTAGTAATCTTGGTGGAAGTTTAATGGAAAGTCTTGGTAATTTAGGAGATGTTGTTAGTGTTGATGCATTAAGTGAATTAGGTGACGGAACTGGTTTCATACCTGGAACAGCTGATTTTATGAAAGGTGCTGGCAGATCTTTAACATCTTTTGGTGGAGCCTTAGGAGGTGTAGTTACTGGTGGTAGTGTTGGAGGTTTTGATATTGGAGGTGCACTATCAAAAGGTTTTGATCTTGGTGGTGCGTTAAAAAGTACATTGTCGTCAGTTGTACCAAGCGCTGTTTCAAATTTAACAGAAACAGCTTTCTCCACTTTAACTAGAGGAGCAGATATCTTAAATCCAGTCAAAGGAGCGCTTACTTCTGTGATAGGAGCTGCTGCTTCAAATATTGATCCAAGTAATTTTTTAGGTAATTTACCAGGTGAGCTTTCTAGCACTCTTACGGGAGACCTTAATAAAACTTTTGATAGTATTGGAGATTTTCAAAATCAATTAACTAGTAATTTTAATGTTAATAATATCTTAGGAAGTGTAGGTGCTGAGTCTATTAGTAAAGCTATTGGTGATGTTTTTGATCCAGCAAGTGACTTAAATGGTTTTACTAAAGATATTTTTGAAGGTAAAACATTAAGTGGCGTTACACAGTCATTACTTGGAGATAGTAATTTAGTACCACAAAACTTATTAAATAAACAGTTTGATGTTTCAGTTCAAGGTTTATTTAATGCACAATCTTTACTAAAATCTGTAGCTGATCCTAGTTTTGGAAACTTGGAACTCACAGATAAAATTTCAAGTGCTTTAGAATTGGATAATATTGTTGAAGCAACAATAGGAAGTCAAGAAGGTTTTTTAGAATCTTTTTCTTCTAAACAACTACTTTCAGTTGATGGTTTAAAACAAGAAACATTATTTGATTTGGAAAATAGAGTATTCAATAGTATAAGAAGTGTAGATACTCCTGACCTTATTCAAGGAGTTACTAATAATGGTACAGCACTAGATACACTTAAAGCTGCAACAGAAAGAGTATCGCCTATCAATACAACAGATGGTTTATTTACAACTCGTGACAAACAAACAGTTGAAGTATTTAGAACAGGATTGACTAGAACAGATGGAACTCCAATCACACCAAGTAATATTAGAGAAGGAATTGCAGACTTCCTTGAAATAGCAAGAGCTGCTGATAAGAATGGAACTTAGATGTCTATTGTTGAGGGGAAAGGAACATATAAAGTTTTAATTGGAACTGAGGTTAAAACATATTCAAATTGGAAAGATATACCACCTGAGTTTGATAATATGATACTTTTCCAACCGGATTGGTTAGAAGGACCACACACTGATGAAGTTCATAAATATCATGACTCATTTAATACAGTATTTCAAGAACTAATGAAAAGAGAGAAAAAATAATGGCTGATGTTGTTCTCTCTCCAGACAAACTTCCAAATGTATTTCCTGATGTAACTTTTTCACAAGTAATAACTGCATCAGGTGCAAATGGATCTATCAATATATCAAACACTACTATCGAAGTTATATCAGCTAATACTAAGTCAGTATTTTTAGCAAACAGTGGTTTCTTTGGTTTATCATCTAATCAATGTCAAGCTAATGGAGTATATGTAACTCCTTTTACAGATATTTTTCAATATGTAAATAGAGGAAGAAGTACAAATTATGAAAGTGCTAAGTCAATTGTAGGCACTACCCTTTTACCAAGAGACCAAGATTTTTTTGATTTGGTTCAAGATTTAAGAGAAAAAGTTACAAAAGAATATAAAGTAACTGTTAATTATACAAATACTGCTCCAAGTGGCAATGCATCACTAGCATATTCTAATAGTTTTGTATTTGTAGTTGAACAAGATATTATAAATGATTTTGAAAGAATGAGAGTTTTTGTTCAACAATATTATGAAAATAGACCATTTTTTAGTAACACAGCATAGGAGAATAAAATGCCAGCAATATCAAGAATAGGAGATTTAGATGTACCACATTGTAGTGGTATGGTTAGAGCTACAGGGTCTTCAGATGTTTTTGTTAATACAAGGCCTGCTGTAAGGAAAGGAGATATAAACACAGTTCATGTATTTCCAAAAGGAGATAAATGTCCACCACACGTTGGTGCAGTTAAATCTGGATCAAGTTCAGTTTTTATTAACGGCAGAGGAGCTGGAAGAGTAGGTGATGGATTAGTGAAATGTACTTCTATTGCTCAAGGTAGTACTAACGTTTTTGCCGGTTAACACATAAATAACAGAAAGGAGAAAAAATGATTAAAGGATTTTTATTAGGATTACTTACAGCACTAGCACTTATATTATCTAGTTGCTCATCATTAATGTCCAATGACGAATACAAAGACTTACCTAATCACGATCATATTGAATGTTTAGGTAAATGTGATATTAAATTAAAATAAGGATATAAAATGGATATACATGAAACTTTGACAAGTCTTTTTAATACTTACACAAACGAAAATGAGAAAGCAGTATCAGGAAATAAAAGTGCTGGTACAAGAGCTAGAAAGGCACTTAGTGAAATATCTAAATTGTGTAAGGAAAGACGTAAAGAGCTACAAGAATTGAAAAAATAGCTCATAAATAGTTAAGAGGAACAAAAATGCCATTACCAAAAAGTGTAGTTTATAAAGACTTTGATATAATTTTCGATAGACACCCAGTGACTAGAAAGTTAAATACACTTACTAATAATGATGCAGTCAAAAGGTCCTTAAAGAACATAATACTTACTAATAAGTTTGAAAGAGCATATAGTCCTAATTTTGGAAGTGATATTAAATCAAGATTGTTTGAACAATTTGATACTAATATTGCTGATGATATAGCTAATGATATAGAGTTTGCAGTAGCTAACTTTGAACCTAGAGTTCAACTTATTGATGTATTAGTAAGAGAAGTTCCAGAACAACATGGAATTACAATAACAATTAAATTTAGAGCAAGAAATCAAGTTGATGTTGATCAGCTTGAATTATTCATAGAAAGAGTAAGATAATGGCAGTTGCAAATAGTGTTTTAAGAGCTACTGAATTAAATTTTAACACAATCAAAAGTAACTTAATTACTTTTATGAAAGCTAAACCTGAATTTGCTGATTATGATTTCGAAGGTAGTGCATTGAATCATTTAGTTGATCTTCTTGCTTATAATACATACTATAATGCTGTCTATACTAACATGACAACTAATGAAATGTTTTTAGATAGTGCACAAATAAGAAATAATGTTGTAGCTAGAGCTAAAATGTTAGGTTATACTCCAACTTCTGCTAAAGGTGCAGAAGCTACTTTAGATGTAACTATAACACCATCTACAAACGTAGCAAGTGTTACTATTTCTTCAAACACTTTATTTGTTTCTTCTTTAGATGGAATAGATTATAAGTTTACAACAGATAGAGCTTATACACTTCTACAATCTGAAGGATATCAAGCAAACAATATTGTAATTAAAGAAGGTGAGCCAGTACAAGAAAGGATAGCAGTTGATACTTCTGTTAATCAAAGATTTATTTTAGGTAATGATAATATAGACACTAATAGTTTAAAAGTTAGTATACAGACAAGTAGCTCAAATTCATCATTAAGAACATTTGCTCAGGCAAGTGATTTAACAGATGTTTCAGCTACAAGTTTAGTTTATTTTATACAAGAAAATGAAGATGGTAGATATGAATTACTTTTTGGAGATAATGTACTTGGTAAACAGTTAGATAATGGTAATATTGTTATTGTTAATTATAGAGTAGTTAATGGTTCAATTACAAATGGTGCAAATAATTTTACTTCACCTTCAACATTAGGAGGACAAACTAATTTTAGTGTCACAGTTGCTACAGCAGCTAGACAAGGATCCAATGCTGAAAATATTGAAAGTATTAAATTTAATGCTCCAAAAAATTATCAAAGACAAGGAAGAGCTGTAGTAAAAGCTGATTATTCAAGATTATTATTAGCTGAAGCACCTGACCTTCAAGCTGTTAGTGTTTGGGGAGGTGAAGAAAACAATCCACCAATCTATGGTAAAGTCTACATAGCAGCAAAACCAACAGAAGGTAATTTATTATCAGATCAAAGAAAGAATGAACTAAAAGATATTTTAAGAACAAGAAACATGGTTTCAGTTGAACCTGAATTTGTTGATGCTACTTTCTTATATGTAGTTCCAACTATCAATGTAAGTTATGACAAAGCATTAACTTCATTAGATGCTGGTGCTATAAGTAACAGAGTTATTACAGCAGTTAATAACTTTGAAAATAGTCAACTTAGTTTGTTTGACAAAAACTTCAGAGAAAGTACTTTTGTAAAATCCATAACAGATGCTGATGTTAGTATAGTTAGTACCAGAACAACCTTTACTATGATGAAGAGATTTACACCTAACAGTGGTACAGCAACAACATATAACTTTGCATTTAACAATGCTATTCACCATCCTCATTCTGGTCATTTATATGCGATTAGTAGTACAGGTTTTACATTCAACGGACAAACAACATTTATTGATGATGATGGATTTGGAATTTTAAGATTATACTATCTTGGTGATAATAATATTAGACAATATGTTAGCAATGATGCAGGAACTGTAAATTATGCAACAGGATTAATTACATTAAGTAATGTTAATATTACAAGTACATCAAGTATTGAATTGACAGCTAAGCCAGCTATCAATGATATTAATACAGTGAGAAATAATATTTTATTATTATCAGGAACAAGTGTTACTGTAGTAAATAATGAAACTGGAGCAGTAGAGAGTAGACAGTCTTCTGTTACTACTTCAGGATCAACTACAACTATTACTACATCTTACACAGGAACAACTCAAACAGGAACAACTTCAGGTGTATCAGGAACATACTACTAATGTCTTCTATCTCAAAAAAAGTCTCACCATTAGTAAAGACTCAACTACCTGATTTTATCAGGGAAGATGCTCCTTTATTTCAAAAATTTGTTGAAGGTTATTACGAGTTTTTAGAGCAAGGTAATAATGTTATTCAAGTTACAAGAAGTCTTGAAAGTTATCAAGATATTGATACTTCAGTTCAAAAATATATTGAATATATTAAAAGAGAATTATTACCATCTTTTCCAAAAACTTTAACTGCAGATCAAAAAATATTAGTTAAAAGAGCTAAAGATTTCTATAGATCAAGAGGAAGTGAAAAAAGTTATCAACTTTTATTTAGAGCATTATATAATGAAGATATTACAATTTATGATCCAGGTGATAGTATTCTTAGAGCTTCTGATGGTAGATGGATCCAAGAAAACAGCATTAGAGTTGGTGATCCAGTAGTAGGTAATACTGAATTATTATTAGGACAAAATATTACAGGTATATCATCAGGTGCAACAGCTAAAGTAGAAAGAATTACACAGACGTTTGAATCTGGTTTTTTAGTTAAAGAAATGTTTCTTAGTAATATTGATGGAACATTTGAAGATTTAGAATTAGTAAGAAATACAGCTAACTCAGTTAATGCTACAATTTATAACGTAACAGGTCCATTAGTTTCTGTTGAAGTTTTAAATAAAGGAGCTGGTTATCAGTTAGGTGATAATGTTAGATTAACCAGTCCAGTTAACTTAACTGATGCTGAAGGTATTGTTTCAGAAACAGATAATTTTAGTGCAATACAGATTAATCTAGCTAATGGAGGATCAGGTTACTTTGCAAACACTCCAATATCAGTATCACCTAATACAGCATCTGGGGGTGTTGGTGCAGGTGCTTATGTACAAACTATTAAAGATACTGAAGTATTAAGTATTAATACAGAAAAAATAAATTCATTAAAAGATGTTCCACTAAATGTGACAGGTGGAGTTTCTAATTCTACTACTAATACCGCTTTTGCAGCACTAGGAGGAAATACTACATCATTAAATGCTAACTTAGCTCAAGCTAACTGTTTTAGTAGATTAGTAGATGCATTAACTTTTGCAAATGTTACAGTTGGAACAATCAATTCAATTTATCAAACATCATATGGTTATAATTATAATCCTTTACCATCTGTATCAGCTTTCAATAGAGATGTAGCTAGTGCAAGAATATCTGATGGTGCTGGTGGTATAAAAGGTGAAAATGCAGTATTTACAGTTCAACATATACCTGGTGGTATAAGGAGAGTAACAGTTGGATCCAATAAAGGTTCTGGTTTTAACAAGTATGAAGTGTTGAACATATTTAATAATAGTAGAGTGCCTACAGCTAATGCAACTGGTACAGCTGAGATTACTGGTTTAAGATCATATGAAGGTAAGTATATAGATACAAAAGGTTTCTTATCATGGAATAACAGATTACAAGATAACTTCTTTTATCAGGTGTATAGTTATGTTATAAGATCCAATAATATGGTAAGACAATATAAACAGTTTGTTGATGATTTAGTACATCCTGTTGGAACTAAATTATTTGGAGAAGTTAGTCAAAAAAGTATTATTTCTCAGGTTACAGCTCTAAGTAGTAATGTTACAACAACTTCAAGTGCAGTTGTAAACTTTGATAGTACAACATTAACCTTTGACTCAGCTAATACAAGTTTTGATGCAATTTAATATAAATAGGATTAAGGATAAGAGATGGCAAAACAATCAATTGGACTAGGATCAAGTGCTAATGATGGAAGTGGTGATACATTACGTGCTGGTGGTGATAAAGTCAACGATAATTTTACAGAAGTTTATAACGCATTAGGTGATGGAACAACCATAGCTGCCAATACAGGAACTTTAGTTTCAAATGCTTATGCAATAGCTACATATGCAGCTAATTCTGCTATCAATACAAGATTAAATTTATACGCAAAAGTAGCAAACGTTGCTTCTTTGGCTGCTTTAGCAAATACTAATAGTGCTATTGCTCAACGAGCACAAGTAGCAAACGTTGTTAGTTTAGCAGCACTAGCTAATACCAACTCAAGATTAACATTAATAAACACGAACTTAGTACAAACAAATAATGCTATAAGAACATTAGTTTCAGATAGAACTCAAGTATCAAATGTATTTTCTGTATTCAGTAGTGGTAAAAGTTATTCAACAGTACCAAACTATGGTGCAGCAGTAACATATGATATATCTGCAAATGGATCCAGTGCTTATATTGTTTCTAATATGGGTTTTGGTAAAGGTGGAGCTGCATTTAATAATCCTGAGCTTACTGTAAGAAATGAAACTACAATTGCATTTGATTTAAATGGTTTAGCTGGAGCTCATCCTTTTCATATAAGAAGTGGTAACTCTGGTACAAATAATTTTTCAAATACGTTGATCCATGTTGCAGTTGATGGTACAATAAGTACTGGTGCAAGTGCTCAAGGTAAGAATACTGGAGTTTTATATTGGCAAATACCACATGATATAGTTTCTTCTGGAAGAGACTCTTATCAATATTATTGTTCTTCACATGCAGGTGCAATGTATGGTAATGTTAATATTAAAGATAGTGGCGCCATCTAAGGAGATTAAATGACGACTGCGCATGTGACAAAAAGATTTGCTTATTACCTTGCAGATCAAGTATTCGAATCAGTTAGTGAGACATCACCATCAAGACTTTACATGTTTGTTGGAAGACCTGGTCCTTATGCAAACGATTCTATAGTTACAGCACCAATAAACGATACACAGAATAACGATTATAATATTTACAAACAAATGTTAGCTGCTAAAAAGTTAGCTACAACCGATATCACATATGCACTAAAAAGATACAACTGGTCTAATAATGTATTATATGCTGCATATGATAATGAAGACTCTAATTTGTATGCAAATACTTTTTATGTTTATACTACTGATAGAAACGTATACAAATGTTTATTCAATAACAAAAATGCAAATTCAACAGTACAACCTACAGGTACATCAACTGGAATTATAGAAACAGCTGATGGTTATCAATGGAAGTATATGTATACAGTATCAGGTGCAGATAATGGTAAGTTTGTTACAGATCAATTCATTCCAGTTAAAGTATTGACAGCTAATGATGGATCTGCTCAGTTTTCAACACAACAAGCGTCTGTTAATGGTGCAATAAACATTATAAAGGTAACAGCTGGAGGTAGAGGTTACTTTACCACTAATGGACAGTTTGCTAGTATTGCAAATGGTACTTCATTTTCATTAGCTAACACTGCAAGTGCTAATGATTCAGTATATGTTGGAAGTTCAATTTATATTACATCTGGTAAAGGTGCTGGACTCATTAGAGATGTTGTTAGATACGAGGGTGTATCTAGAACAGTTACTGTTAATAATGCATTTACAACTGCTCCTAACACTTCAAGTGGATACATTGTAAGTCCAAAAGTGACTGTATCTGGTGATGGATCAGGAACACTTGCTTATTCTAATGTTGTAGCTAGTAATGGAGCAGTTAATTACATTAACATTATTAATTCAGGAGTTAATTATTCTAATGCAACTGTAACTATTTCTGCTAATACTAACCATGGTAATAGTGCAACAGGAAGAGCGATTATTAGTCCAAGAAATGGACATGGAAAAAATGCAAGAGAGGAATTAGGAGGAAGTTTTGTTATGCTTACTTCAGAATTTAGTGGAACTGAATCAGGTACACTACCTTTAGAGAATAATATTAGAACTTTTGGTTTAATTAAGGATCCAATATTAGCTAACGGATCCGTTGCTAACACAATTAACTTTGATATGACAACCAGAATGACACTTTCTGGTGCAACTGGAGATTTTAATGCAGATGAATTAATTACTGGTGGAACAAGTGGTGCTACAGGAAATGTAGTTAGTTTTGCAAATAGTAATGCAGCTAACACAGCAGGCACGCTTAGAGTGATAAATATAACAGGAAGGTTTCAGAATAATGAACAAATAACTGGATCTACTTCTGGCAAAACTGCAACTATAAGACCGTCTTCTAATAGTGATTTATTATTTTACAATGGAGATGTATTATATGTTGAGAACAGAACGCCAATAACTAGAGCAACTGAACAAATTGAAAACTTTAAAATAATAATGGGATTTTAAATGGTAGGAATAAGTAACACACAATCATTAAGAACAAGTCTAAATGTAGATCCATATTACGACGATTTCAAAGAAGATAAGAATTTTTATAGACTTTTATTTAGACCTGGATTAGCTGTACAAGCTAGAGAGCTAACTCAGATGCAAACTCTATTACAGAATCAAATTGATAGATTTGCAGAACATGTATTTAAAGAAGGATCAGTAGTAAGAGGAGTTGAAGTTGCTTATGATGAAAGAGTACCATTTATTAGAATTAGAGATAATAATGCAACTGGTGGTGTAGCTAATTTAAGTTTATTACTTAATACTGAAGTTACTGGTAATACTAGTGGTGTTAAAGCGTTAGTAGTTGATACAAAGTTTGGTAGTGAAGCAAATACTCCAGGTACAAAAACACTTTATTTACAATACACAGATGGTGGTAATACAACAACACAAACTACTTTTACAGCTGGTGAAGTTTTAACTTCTAATACAGGACAGACAGCTAGAGTTTTAGCATCAGCAGCAGATGGTTTTGGTAGTAGAGTTACTTTTGGACAAGGTGTTATATTTGCTAAAGATCATTTCATAGCTGTTCCTGCTACTTCTATAGTGGTTGGTGAGTATAATTCTAATACAGCTAATTTTAGAGTAGGATTTAAATTAACAGAAAGTATTACTACAAGTAATACAGATACAACATTATTAGATCCAGCTCAAGGAGCATATAACTATACAGCTCCAGGTGCTAACAGATTAACTATTACTCCTTCGTTAGTTAAATATTTAGATAGTGAAACTGCATCAGACTTTGTTGAATTAGTTAGATTTAAAAATGGCTACATGACTATGTTAGGCAATGAACCAAGATATAATGAGCTTGGTGATGCAATGGCTGAAAGGACTCATGAAGAGAGTGGTAACTATAATATTACTGGTAATAAAATTACACTCAAAGAACATCTTAGAGAAGGAAATAACCAAGGATTTTTAACTTCATCAGCTGGTGGTAATACTCAGCAAGTAGCTATTGAAAAGACATCTGGTGTTTCTTATGTTGCAGGATTTAGAAATGAAGATATAGTTACTAAACACTTAGCACTTGATAAAGCTATCACACATAAACAAAAAGATGATGTACTAGTATCTGCAAACTATGGTAACTTTGTAAATGTAAGAGAGTTAAGTGGTTCTTGGGATGTTAGTGGTCATGATAGAGTTGAATTATATGACAAAGTTCAACATAGTGTATCTAATACTTCATTAGGTGTTACAGGAAAAGAAGGAAATAAAATTGGTGAAGCAAGAATAAGAGGTTTAGAACATTCATCTGGATTAAGAGGTTCACAAAACGCATTGTATAAAATGTATCTTTATGATATCAAAATGACTGCAAACACATTTAACAATGTTAAAAGTTTTTATTATGATCCGCCAACAGGATCAGGACCAATAGCTAAAGCTGATGCAGTTCAAGTAAATTCAAATACAGTACTTACAGATTCTGGTTTCAATAGAGGTGTTTTTGAACTACCATCAATGTTCATAAAAACTGTTAGAGATTCATCAGGATCAGTTGATACTGAGTTTGATTTCTACAAAACATTTACAGCAACTATTGGAACAGATGGAACTTTTTCAGTATCATCTGATGCAGATGAAACATTTATTTTAGGAACTGGTGCTTTAAGTACAACACAAAAACAACAAAATTTTCATGTAGTTCTAGATTCTGGAGCTAACACAGGTGGACTTACTGGACAAGTATCAGTAACAGGAACTTCAAATACATTAAATGGTACTGGTACTAGTTTTGATACAATGTTTGCAATTGGAGATAAAATTAGACCTTTTGGTCAAACCGATATATTTACAGTAAGTGAAATAACAAATTCAACAACTATTAAAACATTAGAAACTTCAAGTGGAACTATTTCAGCCAGAGGTTATGAAAAAGTATTTCCAGCAGGCACTGTAATTAATTTAAGTGGTAAAGGAGCTAACAATGGTTCTAGTGCTGGAGCAGATAGAACTGCAACAGTAGCATCTTCAACATCAGTTAATTTTGCTTTGAAGGAAGAATTAAGAACTTCTGTTAATGCTAGAATTACTACTAAATTAAGAAAACAAAATGGTAAAGAAAAATCTAAATTATTAAGAACCAAAAGATTAGTCAAAATATTTGTTGGAAACAATGCATTAGCTAACACTGCTAGTGGATCCAATAATTTTGAAGGTCCATACAATTTAGGATTTTCAGATGTATTTAATATTAATTTTATTAGAAAAAGTTCATCAGCTTTTACATCTGCAACTCAAGGAACTGATGTAACATCTGACTTTTTATTAGATTTTGGACAAAGAGATAATTTTTATGATCATGGTAAAATTAAAAAAGCTCCAGATTCTGCATTGCAAATATCTAATACTGATCATCTTTTAGTTAGTTTAGATTATTTTGCACATGATAGTTCTCAAGGAACAGGTTATTTTTCAGTTGATAGTTATCCTATTAATGATGCTAATACTTCAAGTAATGTTGCAATAGCAACAGCTGAGATTCCAGTATATACTTCACCAGTAACTGGAAGACAATATGATTTGAGAGGTCATATTGATGTTCGTCCTAGAATTCAAGATTCAGCTACAGATACAACAGCACTAGCAAGTGCAACAACTAATCCATCTACAAGAACAACTATAGTTGAAACATCAGGTGGATTACACTATCCTATTCCAGCAAGTAACTTTGATGTTGATCTTCAAATTTATCTTGGAAGAAGAGATATAGTATTGATAGATGGTAATGGAGATTTAAGAGTTGATAAAGGTGTTCCTAGAGAAAGACCATTCTTTCCAAACACATTCAATCCGGATATGATGCCATTAGCTTATATAACACAAAAACCATATCCATCATTACCTTTTCAATCAGCACTCAGATTTAAAAGACCTGATTTAGCTAGTGAAATAAGAGAAGTTGCAACAAGAAGATATACTATGGCTGATATCGGTGTGTTAGATGATAGAATTAGAACTTTAGAGTATTATACTTCTTTATCATTATTAGAAGCTAAAGCACGTCAGTTTGATGTAAAAGATGATACAGGTTTTGCTAGATTTAAAAATGGTTTCTTGGTTGATAATTTCCAAACACATAATGTTGGAGATGTAAGAAATGCTGATTATAATATTGGTATTGATCAAGAAGCACATGAGCTTTCACCTAAAGTTGCAATGAAGAATATGGAGTTAAACTGGGCTTTTTCAAATAGTTCAAATGTAACTGCTAGATCTAAAAATATTGTAGTTGGAATTAATGGTAGTGTTGATAATTTTATAGAAGGAGAAACAGTATCTATTGGTTCGGCCTCAGGAATAATCCATAAAATTACAGGAACTTCAAACACTATTAATGGAGACAACAATAACAATCAAAAATTATACATTAGAGACTGGAATGGATCTGTATCCATAGCTAACAATGTAACTATTACTGGTGGAACATCAGGAGTTACTAGAAGCACAGTTGTGAGATATGGTAGTCTTAGTTTTTGGCAACGTCTATTTTTTAACAGATACAGAGGATCATATTTATATTCAAGACAACAAGCTGAAACACATGGAGTACCTCATAACCAACAAGGTGGAAACTTTCCTGGTTTAGGATTAAGACCAATTGGACATTTATTAACATTACCTTATAGTGATGAATTAATAATTAGTCAACCTTATGCATCTCAAGGAAGAAATGCTCAAGGTTTATCTCATAACTATGTTGGAACTATGACACTTAACCCAGATAGATTGATTTGGGCAGATCAAAATTTAGGTCCTGAAGTTAGAATAGATTTAGATAATGGAGCTATTGAAGCTATAAGACATATAGACGCTGAACTTAGAAGATTACATCCAAATACAAGAAATGGATATTCTAATGTTACTGATGTAACAATTTTAAGCTCAACAAGAGAAAGAAGAGGTAGAGCTATCACTGATACTGTAACAAGACAGATTGATACTACTGTTACAGATTTTGATTTTGGTGAAACACAAGAAAGTACTTTTGATATGGTTCAGGATGTTAGTATACAACCATTTATAAAAGCTGCTAGAATTGATGTAGCTGTACACGGATTAAAACCAAGAACTAAACATTTTGCATTCTTTGATGGTACAGATGTATCTGAATATATTTCAAAAATTGATCCTGATACATTACATGCTAATGGAGGATTTTGTTTTGCAAATGTAACATCAAGAGGAAGTCCACATTCAATGGTAACTTCTGCAAATGGAGATATGAACTTCTCATTCCATTTACCAGCTACTGATGAACTTAGATTTAGAACTGGTAGTAGAATACCATTAAGGATTACTGATTCTTCAACAAATTCAAACGAACTTGGAATAGTTAACTCATCTGCAGAAGCAACATTGCAAGCATCTGGTTTAACAGTTACTAAATCTGCTACTACATTAAGTACTAGATCTATAGGAGTTAGTCAACAATCAAATAGAAGAGTTGAGACTAGAAGAAGAACTTGGGTTGATCCATTAGCACAGTCTTTCTTTATTGAAAAGGATGTTATAGGAAACGACTTAATTACAGAAGAAATAAGTTCTCCAGGTGTTTTCTTAACAAAAGCTGAAATTTATTTTGAAACAAAATCACCTACTCATACAGTTGATGTTGAAATAAGAGTAATGGATCCTTCTACTAATCAACCTACACAAGATGTTGTACCTCATAGTACAGTTACATTAGATCCATATGAAATCAATACTAGTAGTGATGGATCTATACCAACTCCAGTATTTTTTGATACACCTATATTCTTAAAAACTAATTATTCTTATTGTTTAGTAGTTAGACCTGAACCTAGAAACTTAGATTGTAAAGTTTGGACTGCTAGGCTTGGTGAACTTGATAGAAAAACAGAATCAAGAATTACAACACAACCACATAATGGAATACTTTTTGTTTCAGCAAACGAACTAACTTGGAGACAACAACAAGAAGAAGATTTAAAAATGAATCTGTATGTTGCTGATTTTGGAACTAATCAGAGTGGTACTGCTGTACTTAAAAATAAAGATGTTGAATACTTTAAGGTTTCTAATACAACTTCAAGGTTTATTAACTTACAGGATGCATGTTATGGAGAAACAGTTGTAACATATGGAACTCTTGCTAATACAAAACTACTTGTTGATCCAGCTAGGAATTTCTTTGCTAATGTTGAAGTTGATTCTAACAGAAGTATTGGTAATTTTAGATACAATCCATTAACTAACTTAGCTGATGTTACAAACTCGCTAACTATTAGAGAAACTGGTAAAGTAAGATCAGTAAACACTTCTTCTAAAACTATTTCAATTCAGTTAGATAGTATAGACGTAGTTCCACCAAGACCACCTTTTGCAAGAATGGGTTCTGGTAAATTTTTAAGATTCAGAAGTGGAGACTCATTAACTGGAACTATTATAGGCAATACAAGTACAGTTAATACAAGTTCATTTACAACTCCTATTGGTACTGTTTACAACTTAGATGAGTTTACAAGTGCTAACAGTAGAATTTTAGTGTTAAACAATAGTACTGGTGACTTTAGAGCCAATACATTCTTTATCTCAACAAATGGAAATATTAAAGGACATATAGATGAGATTCAAGTAGTACCAAGTGATATTCAATTCTTACAAAGTACTCAAATGGATCTACCAGGATGTTCTATTTCAGCTACTGGTAAAATGGGTACTACAGAAACAACATTAGATTCAGAATTTTCTGATTATGAGGTTAACGAACTAACAAGATTAGGAGATAGAAAGTTTGTGTTTAGTAGATCAAGAGAAGTTTCTAATCTAAGTGGTCAAAAATCAGTTGAGATTAGATATGCTATGTCTAACAGCTCAGACAAAAGAATGAGCCCAGCTATAGATTTACAATTAGGAAACTTCTGTGCAATGGAAAATATTATTAATAATGATTCTACTGGAGAAACATTAGTTCAAGGTGGAGGAGCAGATGCAAGATATATTACTAAAACTGTAGAACTAAACGAAGGACAAGATGCAGAAGATATTAGAGTTATATTTGATGCTTACAAACCTGAAACAGCTAATATAAATGTATATTATAAAATACTACATGCAGATGATGAAGATTCTTTAGCACTAGATGTAAGTTATGTTCAAATGTCACAGAATACTGTATCAACAGTTTATAGTAGTTCTGAAAATCAAAACGATTTTAAAGAATATCAATATACACCAACTAATGATGTTATGACAGGTATCAATAGTTCAATTCAATACACTAACTCAAACGGAGTAACATTTACAGGGTTTAAGAAGTTTAAAATAAAAATAGTATTACTAACAACTGATCCAAGTAATCCACCTAGGGTTAGAGATCTAAGAGTACTTGCATTACAGAGGTAATATGAAAACTAAATTAAGTAAAGTTAAAGAAGATGAGTCTTTTGCAAGAGATCCAGAGACAGGTGCTATCTTAAACATTGATAATGCTGGTTTAACAGCATATAAAAATAGAAGACAAATGACTACTCACGTTGAAGAGATAAATAAGTTAAAGGAAGATATGCAAGAGATTAAATCATTATTAACTAGAATTTTAAAGGATAAGTAATGCCTGCTATTGCTAATGTAGAATTAACAGATACATTTAATGGTCAAAGAAGAAGACTTAATGATGTTATAAAAAGGCTTAATAATTTTGCTAACAACACTAGTCAGTTATCAGCAAATGTTATAGTTAGTAATGTTTCTTTTACAGCATCAGGTAATTTAATTAGTACAGGTTTGACCACATTGAGTTCTACTAATACAAATATTACTGGAGGTAAACTATTAATCACAGCTAATACTTTTCATAGTGGAACAATAGAGTTAAATGGACTTACAGGAACAACAGCGAATACTGTTGCTGCTGCAATAAATGAAACGAATGATAATATATTAGCATTTTCAATAGCGTTAGGATAAGGAGATATGGCAAGTACATTTACAGTAAAAACATCAAGAGCAATTGGACTTACAGCTACCAAGATTGGTTCTTATGCACCAGGAGCTGGAGTCGCAACTACTGTTATTGGATTAACATTAGCTAATGTTACTAATACAGCCATCACTGTATCTGCATTTCATAATGATGCTGCTGGTACAGGAGGAGCAAATACTCACTTAATTAAGAACGCTCCAATCCCAGCTGGATCATCATTAGTGATTGTAGGTGGTGATCAAAAAGTTGTGTTAGCTAACTTACATAGCATTTTTGTTAGTTCTAATACAGCAAGTTCTGTTGATGCAGTAATGTCAGTTTTAGAGGTGTCATAGAATGGCATATCTAGGTAACTTAGAAGGAACTGGTTTCAGTAAAATTGATAAACAGAGTTTCAATGGAAATAACTCTAACACTCAATTTACATTACGACATAAAGTTAGTCAACCAGAACATATAGAAGTTTTTGTTGAGAATGTTAGACAAGATCCTCACAGTGCCTATACAGTTTCTGGAAACACATTAACTTTTACTGGTACACCTCCAACAGGTACTGGAAACATTTATGTTGTTTATATTGGTGGAGCAATCAATACAACTGAAGTACCACCAAGACAAAATATAAGTTTAAAAGATGGTGTATCAGGTGCACCTTCTCTTTTTAGAGATAGACAAATCAACACAGGATTATATTTTCCTGCTTCTAATACAGTTGCCTTAACTCAAAATGGTAAAGATATGTTTTCTGCTAATGCAACCAATGTTCAACTTAAAGTTGGTGGTACAGTAGTATTAGATGCAAATAGTTCAGGTATAAATGTAATTGGATCTATCAAGGATGACGGATCAGCTATAACTGCTTTTTCAGGAGTAACTGCAAATACACAATTGAATGCTGGTGTTGTAACTGCACATGCAATAGCTACAGGAGCAGTAGGTACGACTGAAATTGAAGGAAATGCAGTTGGAGCATTACAGTTAAATGCTAACGCAGTTGTTGGTGATATAGCTTCATCAAATGGTGTGTTTACACATAATAATCATACATTTCAAAAGGCACAAAGAGCAAGAGTTGAATCTGTAACTGTTGCTGCAGCAAATGTAACTCTTAACTTTGCTAATGCTAACATATTTAATCTAACATTAAATATTAATACTCATTTGAATCTACCTAGTAACGTGACTGCTGGTCAAGCAGGAACCATTATTGTTAAACAAGATGGTACAGGATCAAGAACACTTAGTTACGCTGGTGCTTGGGAATTTCCATCAGGTACAGCTCCAACATTAACAACAACTGCAAGCGCTGAAGATAGAATTGATTACGTTGTGGTGGCAGCAAATGCAATTCATGCGGTGGCTACACTAAACTACGGGTAGGTACTTATGTCTGTTTCAAAAGACTTTTTACCTATAGCTGGAGCATCTGGACAAACAGGGGATACAACATATTCTATACCTCAATCAATAAGATTTAATGCATTAGATAATCCATATCTAAGTAAAACGTTTGCTAGTAAAGGTTCTCCAAAAAAATTTAGTTTAAGTTGGTGGACAAAGCTAAGTTTTAGAACAATCAATGCTACTTCAGAAAGCCAAATGTTTTTTATAGCATATCACAGTAGTGGATATCAAACTGATTTTTCTATTCAATCAGCAGCAAGAGCAAGTGGTGTTGTTCATACATTCAGGACATATAGTACAACTACAGGAGGAGCTGCATGTTGGGATCTTAGAACAAGTCAACTATTTAGAGATCCAACAGCGTGGTATCACTTTGTTGTAGTATCAGATACTGATAATGATATAGCATCAAATAGATTTAGATTATTTATTAATGGATTAAGAGTAACAGATTTTGGTTCAGCTACTTATCCAAGCTCTGGTGTTGAACCAGTTTGGAATAATTCAACAAGTGTAACACATTATATAGGTAGTAGAGGTGGAAATACAAATACAAGATTTGATGGATACATGACTGAAATAAACCATATAGATGGATATGATTACGGACCTGAATACTATGGAGAATTTAACTCTAATGGAATCTGGATTCCTAAACGATATTCTGGGTCATATGGAACCAATGGTTTTTATATTACTGGCTCTGATTCTAGTAATCTTGGTAAAAATGAAGCAACAGCAAATACTTTTGGTGCGTTTGCATCTAGTGGACTTGCGGCTCATGATCAAGTTACAGACACTCCAACAGATAATTTTTGCACACTAAATCCATTAGATGAACGAGGCAGTGGAATATTATCAAATGGAGATTTAAGATATGCTGGAGTTGCAACATATGATAATGTAACAGGAACTATAGGAATGAGTTCTGGTAAATGGTATTGGGAAGTATATATTGAAGATGAAGACTATGCTTATCTTGGTGTACAAGATGGTGGTGTTTCAGCAACTGGATATGCAGAAAAAGCAGTTGCTTTAGTAGTTGGAGATACGGCTGCTACAATACATTTAGATGATAGCAACTCTGGAAATGATGCTTTTATTTCTAATAATGGAGATATAGTTGGAGTTGCTGTTGATATTGATAATCAATTAATCTGGTGGTCAAAAAATGGACAGTGGTATAGAGCTAACCAAGCAAGTGGTGCTACAATCGATCAATCAGAGGTTGAAGCTGGAAATCAAGGATTTGATTTTAGCTCTAGATCGCCTTCAACTGGTTTTTTTGTACCATTTATTGGAAACTATACACATGCAACAACAATAATAAATTTTGGACAAGAAGGAACTTTCGCAGGTAATGTTACAGCTGGAAACAATACTGATGGAGATGGTAATGGTAACTTTAAGTATTCAGTCCCTTCAGGATTCAAAGCATTAAGGACAAAAAATCTTTTTTAGGAAAAAAATATGGGTACACCGACTATAGTAAAACCAGAAGAACATTTTTTTGTAAACAAGTACGAAGGTACTGGTACTGGACAAAGAGTTGGAAACTTTGTTCCATTCACAGATAGTGGTACTATAGATAAGAGTGTTATTATTAATCATAACACTGCTCAAGCTAGGTTAGGTAGAACACCAGGATCAAATGGAAATGATACAACATTAAGTTTCTCATGTTGGGTTAAAAGAGGTGTTACTGGAGGCACAATAAGACAAATCCTAATATGTAATAACTATTCTTCAGTTGGAGAGGCACTTGAATTTACTACTGGTGATCAGTTATATTATTACTGTATCAAATCTTCTCCAGGTTCGTATGATTGGAGTTATCAAACAAGTAGAACATTTGAAGATACTAGTAAGTGGTACCATATTATGGTAGTAAGAGATACAACTGATTCAACTCAAGCTGATAGAATTAAAATTTATGTTGACGGAGAAAGAGTAACAACTTGGAATTCAACACCAACCCAAGCCGGTTCTAATAAAACTGGTTATTGGAACCAGACAACCTTTGAAAATACTTTAGGAAATACGAATCAAGCAAGTATTGTAAGAGGTCTTGGTTATTTGGCAGAAGTAAATATGGTTGATGGAGCTGCATTAACACCTGACACTTTTGGTCAAACAGACACTTCGACTGGAAGATGGGTTCCTAAAACTTTATCTGGGATTACATATGGTTCACAAGGATACAGATTAACATTTGCAAATACTGCTGGTTTAACTATTGGTGATGATACAAGTGGTAATGGAAATGATTTTACAGTTACAAATTTAGATGGTAACGATGTTACTACAGATAGCCCTACTCAAAACCATGCAACTTTACACAATGTTATCAAAAACACATATATACAAACTTCTGAAGGTAATCTAAAAGCAGCCCAAACAGGAGGATCTCAAGGTAATTCTATAGCTTCAAATATGCCATTATCTTCAGGAAAATATTATTGTGAAATAACTATAACAACAGCTGGTCCAACACTATTTCTTATAGGTGTTGGAAAAGAATCAGATTATAGAGACCATTACACTCAAGACAACCCACTTCAAAAAATAGAAGGAGCTTATATAAGAAGTGATACTGGTCAAGGATATACAACTGTAGGTGATGTTGGTACTTATTCTCCTGGTACTTATGGAAGTTCATTTACAACAAATGATGTTATAGGTTTTGCTATAGATGCTGATAAAGGAGCAGTATGGTTTTCAAAAAATGGAACTTGGATGAACTCAGCTACTGCATCAGAAATAGCTAATTCAGATGTTTCTAAAGCACTTAGATTTGGAATGCCAGGACCACTTGTACCATTACAATATACACATAATGGAACAACATTGACTTATAACTTTGGTCAAAAAACATTTGCATATACTCCTCCAACAGGATATAATGCAATGCAACAAGACAACTTGCCTGAGACCGGAAAAGGTATACCAGATTTATTCTGGGTTAAAAATAGAGATGCAACTGATCATCCTCAGTTGTATGATAGTTCAAGAGGAGTAAGGAAAAATTTACAATCTAGTCAAATGAGTATTTCACAAGATATTCCTGATGGTGTACAAAAGTTTTTGAAAGGTGGTGTTTCAATTGAAGATGATGCTTCAATTAATTCAGTAAATGAATCGTATATATCTTGGAACTGGGTAGCTAATGGAGGAACTACTTCTGCTAACACTGATGGTTCTGGAGCGACACAAGCCTCTTCAATACAAGCTAATCAAACAGCTGGTTTTAGTATTGTAACAGGTAAATATTTTGACGGATCATTAGCACATGGATTATCTCAGACTCCAGAATTTATTATCTATAAGGAAATTTCACCTAACAATAACAATTGGTTTGTTTGGCACAAAGATTTAACATCAGTAAATTATTATTTAACATTAAATTTAACTAATGCACAAACAAACTATAGTTCTAATTTATGGGGAAGTATTACTTCCACTACATTTGCAAAAAATTTAACAACTATTAATAATAGAGATGCTATTGCATATTGCTGGCATAGTGTTCCTGGCTATTCACATATTGGATCCTATACGGGAAATGCAAATGCTGATGGTCCTTACATTTTTACTGGGTTCAAACCAAAATTTCTGATGATTAAGAGAATAAGTAGCACTGGTAAATGGTTAGTGATGGATAGAGAAAGAAATGTTAACAATACTACTAATAAAAATTATGTTAGATGGGAATCAAATGCTGTTGAATCAACTGTACAGTGTGATTTTTTAGCTAGTGGATTTAAATTAAGAATGACTTCAACAGATATTAACAATGGAACTCATATTTATATGGCGTTTGCAGAACATCCAATACATGATGGAACTTCATTAGCAACTAGTATCTAGAGTTGACAAAACTTTAAGGATATTGTATAAATAGGATTAAGGATAAAAAATGGGATATTTAGGTAGAATACCAGCAGCCGGAAGATTTGCTAAATTAGATGATATAAGTTCAGGTTTTAATGGCTCTGCTAATACTTTTACATTTAGTATTGGTTCAGATCAACCAAATATAGCTTCTGCTGCCCAAGTATTAGTAAGTGTTGGTGGTGTATTACAAGAACCAGAAAAAGATTATGAAGTAAGACAAAATCAAATAGTTTTTACTTCAGCACCTCCTAATGGTGCTTCGTTTTTTGCTATACTACTAGGAGAAACATTTAACGGATTAGTTCCATCTACAGCAAGTATAGAAGGTAGACATCTTAAAACTGGTGCTATCAATTCAAACACTTTATTTGGAACTGGTGTTATTACAAGACATGCTATAGCCAATGGTGCTATTAGTGCTAATGTAATAGTATCTACAGGATCTATTACTGCTGATCTTATAGCTACAGGTGCAGTAGGTCCAACAGAATTAGCTACTGGTGCTGTTAGTGCAAATACAAAAATAGGTTCTGGTGCTATAACAGCTGTTAACCTTGCCGCTGATTCAGTAAGTAATGTTCATATACAAACTAATGCAGTTGGAGCGGCTGAGTTAAACAAGACAAGTGTTCAAGGAGAAGGTGTTGTATTTACAGGAGAAAATCAAACTTTTACTAAAGCACAAAGAGGATCTATTACTTCATCAACTATTTTAGCAGCTAACATTAGTCTTGACTTTTCACTCAACAACCATTTTGCAGTTACATTAGCTAACAATAGTCATTTAAATTTACCAACTAATTTAGTTGCAGGTCAAACAGGAAGTATCTTTGTAGTTCAGGATGGTACAGGATCACGTACATTAAGTTATGCAGGAGCATGGGAGTTTCCAGGAGGTACTGCTCCAACTCTATCAACAACAGCATCTGCAGAAGACAGAATTGATTACATAGTGAGGGCTAGTAACGCAATCCATGCCGTTGCTTCATTAAATGTTTCATAGGAGTTTATAATGTCTTCATTATCTGAATCAAGTATTTTATCCGGAGCTTCAGGAGCTGGAACAGCTGATGCAGCTCATCAAGTATCACAATCAATTAGATTTAATCAAGAAGCTAAATCTCTTATGCATAGGAGCGTTCCAGGAAGTTCTGCTGGAGTTACTACTTCTACAATCAGTATGTGGTTTAAACTAGGTGGTTATGCTATTGGTGCTGGTACTACAAATTATATGTTCGGAGCTTTTTATGGAAGTAATGGTAGATATGGTTCAGTGACCTTTACCACAGATGGTAAGTTACAATATTATGCACAATTAAATGGTGCAAGTACATCTATATCTCCATCACCATCTTATGTGTTAGTATTTAAAACTAATCGTTCATTTAGAGATATTAGTGCATGGTATCATTTAGTTCTAGTACATGATACAACACAAGACGAAGCAAATGAAAGAGTTAGACTGTATATCAACGGAGAAAGAGAAGAAGATTTTTCTTCATTTACTCCAGGATCTAAAGATAGAACTTATTGGTTTGGTGGTACAGGATGTACATATGCATTTGGAGCTTATAGTAGTGTAAATAGTTACGCACAAAACTTTTATTTTGATGGGTATATGTCAGACATATGTCTTATTTCTGGTACAGCATATGGACCTGAAACATTTGGAGAATTTGATTCTAACGGAATATGGAGACCTATTGAAATTGATACAAGTTCTATAAGTTTTGGAACTCCAGGGGTTTATCTTAATGGAGCATCTGGAACACCTACTGATGATCAGAGTGGTAATGGAAATAATTTTACTGGTAACAACATGGATAGTCATGATATTGTAAAAGATACTCCAACAAATAATTTTTGTATTCTTAATTCCCTTGACAAATATTCTTATGATAGTGGTCAGACAGTAAGAGGAGTTAGAGATCAAGGATTATCTTTTGTTTCTAAACCTGCTGGAAACCAAAACGGTTTTGGAGCTGGTAATATGACAGTTAAAACTGGTAAGTGGTATTATGAATTGTATACAACAACTTATCCTTCTACTGAAGCATTTGGTTTAGGATATGCTGATGTAGAAGATTGTGCTACAGCTACCGCTTCTCCAACTAGAGATTTTGGATTAAATCAGAGACATACTGGAAGCGCGTATTCAACATGGTTTTGGGGTACAAGTAGTAGTGTTGCAACTGGATTGACACCTTTTCAGAATGGTAAAATTATAGGAGTTTATACAGATTTTGATAATAATGAGTTTAAAGTTTATGTAGATGGATCTTTGTATGGTTCAGTTGATTTTGATTCAACTTCACCAACAGATAATTTAACACTAGAAGGAATAGATTGGGTACCAAGATTTACACTTGCAAATGATCAAGTTGCAAAAATAAATGTCAATTTTGGTCAGGATGATTCTTTTAATGGTAATAAAACTTCAGGTAGTAACGCTGCATCTGATAGTAACGGATTAGGCAAATTCTATTATACGCCTTTATCAGGATATTTAGCAATCTGTTCACAAAATTTAGGAGCTTAATGTGGCAGCAACTATTATAAGAGGATCCGATCATTTCTTTACAACCATATACGAAGGTAATGGAAAAGGTCAACGTGTTGGTAAGTTTGTACCTTTTGATGATGATGGTACCATTGCAAAGAGTTGTATATTTGATAAATCGAGCACAGGATCATTAATAAGAACTCCATCTAGTGATGGTAATAAGGGTGTCTTTACTATCTCACTATGGTTTAAACCAACAACGTCAAATTATGGAATTTTGTTATATGCTAGTTCTTCTGATGATGCATGGAACTCAGCATCAAGTGCTGGGCTTTTTATGGAAGATTTTAAACTTAGATTTTATAGTAGTGGTACAAGTATTTTTACAACAAATAGAACTTTTGAAGATACATCTAAGTTTTATCATATTTTAGTTGCTAATGATTCCTCGCAAAGTGGAACTGATAAGATAAAGCTATATGTTGATGGAGATCAAATAACTTCATTTGCTACTGATAATAGGTCAAGTGTGCCTACAAATTCAATTATTAATACACAAATAAAACATAACATTGGAGGACAAACAACCACGAGTACAACAAATGCCTTTATAGGTGCTTATATTGCAGAATTTAATTTTGTTGATGGTACAGCATTAACACCTTCAACCTTTGGTCTAACTGATACTTCAACAGGAAGATGGATACCAAAAACATTAACCGGAATCACATATGGTACAAACGGATATAGAATGCAATTTGCTAACACAGCAGGACAAACAATAGGTGATGATACTAGTGGTAATGGAAATGATTTTACAGTTACAAATTTAGTTGCTAGTGATATTGTAACAGACAGTCCTACTCAGAATCATGCTACATTAGAAGGAACTGGTGGTACTTTAAGTGAGGGTAACTTAAAACTTGTTACTGGTAATTCTGATTTCTCACATCATAATGCTACACTTAAACCAAGTAGTGGTAAATATTATGCTGAATTTACAGTTGATGTTGCTTCTCGTGCTGAAGTTGGAGTAGCTTCTACTTTATTACTTCCATACGGATCAAACTCAACACGATTACCTGAACCACCTGATGGAAGTTTAGCAGGATATATGTATTATGGATATAACGGAAGAGTGTATTACAATTCCAGTAATAGTTATGATGTAACTTATGCAACATATACAACAAATGATGTTATTGGAATAGCTTTGGATTTAGATAATCTTACTGTTCAGTTTTTTAAAAATAACGCAAGTCAAGGTACATTAAGTATACCTAATAGTAATTATACTTTTGCAGTTGGTGATGGAGCAACTGGTTATAATGGTGGTTGGACAGCAAACTTTGGTCAAAAATCTTTCAGCTACACCCCACCAACTGGCTTTGTGGCTTTACAACAAGACAACCTTCCTACGTCAACAAAAGCAGGACTCTCAGATTTTGTTTGGATCAAAAATAGAGATGCTTCAGATGCTCATGCTTTCTATGACTCATCAAGAGGACCACAAAAAGAATGGGAAAATTCTGAATCAAATGAAGCTACTGTAACTGATGGATTACAAAAATTTTTGATAGGTGGATTTGCAACTGAAGATAATGATGCTCTTAATACTAATGGTGAAAGTTATGTTGCATGGAATTGGGTTGGTAATAGTGGTACTGAAGTTGCCAATACAGACGGATCAGGTGCAACAGTTGCAACTACTGTCCAAGCAAATGATACAGCTGGTTTTAGTATTTGTAGATTTCAAGGAACAGGGAGTACATTAAGATTTGCTCATGGATTATCAGCTACTCCTGAATGGTTTATTGTAAAAAGATTGGATGCGGGTGCTGGAGCAGCTACCTCGGTATATCATGTGTATAATGGTATTAATAAATATTTACATTTAAATGAACCTGATGCTATGGTTGATTCTGGTGCAGCTACTACACAATTTACTGGTGTTAGTAGTACGTATATTCAACTTGGTAGTAATTCTAATAGTAATAATAATGGGTCTGATGTGGTTGCATATGTCTGGAGAAGTGTTGAAGGATTCTCAAAATTTGGATCATACACGGGAAATGGAAATGCGGATGGTACTTTTATCTTTACCGGGTTCAAGCCGGCATGGATTATGATCAAAGAAAACAGTTCTTCAAACAATTGGCCAATATGGGATAATTCCAGGTTCACACGTAATCCTACAAATAATTCTTTGTTTGCTGATTTAACTCAAGGAGATAATGGTTCATCAATCGATTTAGATGTTGTATCAAATGGATTTAAATGCAGAACAACTAATTCTCAAATTAACAGAAGTGGTGGTACTTACGTCTACATGGCGTTTGCAGAACACCCATTTCATGGAGCAGATGGTATTACAATCCCAACAGCAAGATAATTAATGGATTAAACAAAAACTTTTATAAATAAATAACATAAGGAGATATAAACATGTGGGCAAGAGTTAAAGCAAGTCAAGTAATAGAGATCATTAATGGTCCAAAGGCTATGACTATTAACGGAACGCAGTATCCAGCATCTATTTTTAGAATTTGGACACCTGCAGCACTAAAAGCAATAGGACTATATTCATATTCAGAAACTGGTCAAAAAGATACATTCTATTATAACATGGGTGGTATCTCTTATACAGTAAATGATAGTGCAGGGACAGTAGTAGGCACTTATTCATCAACTGCTAAAGATTTGGCTGATTCAACATACACTAGTCAAGACAAAACAGATGGAGTTATCCCAGAAGGAAAAGATGTTGGAGATGTTAAATCATTAGGTCTTAAATCACTTTGGAAGAATCAAATAAAAGAAACAGCTCAAAATTTGATATCAAAATATGATTGGTATACTCTGAGGTTAGCACAAGCTGGAACCGCTATTCCAAAAACTGTTAATACTTATATTAACTCAGTAAGAGCAAATTCAGGGATAATGGAAGCCAAAATTAATTCTGCTTCAGATGTAGATGCTTTGATATCGTTAAATACTTCTACATATCATGCAAATGGTGATATAAACTATGAGGCTGATCTACAAAAGTGGCCAACGGATCCAAACGATTAATTGTTTATAAATAGTATCAATAGGAGATACTATGGCCGTTCCAAATTCTAGAAACACATTCAAAGAGTATTGTCTGAGATCATTAGGTAAACCTGTAGTTGATATTAATATTGATGATACACAGGTTGAAGATAGAATTGATGATGCTTTAGCATATTATAGAGATTACCATTTTGATGGTACAGAAAGAGTTATTAAACCAATAGAAATAACTCAAACAATCAAAGATAATAAACAAATAGATTTAACTAATGAAGATCCAGAAATAATTGGTGTAACAAGATTATTTGATATTGGAGATAGTACACAGTCAAGTAATTTATTTAACATAAGATATCAAATTCATCTAAACGATTTATTTGACTTTACATCAACTACATATCTTCCTTATGTTACAGCAATGAGACACGTAGAAAATTTGGAAGAAATATTTGTAGGTAGTCAGCCTATAAGATTTAACAGACATAAGAATAAAGTAAACATTGATATAGCTAAAGAAGATTTAGTTGTTGGAGAGTTTGTATTAATGGATGCTTATGCAGTTATAGACCCAGATGTTCATACTGATATGTGGAATGATTGGTGGTTAAGAAGATATGCAACTTGTTTAATAAAAAGACAATGGGGTGAAAACTTAAAAAAGTTTGAAGGAATACAACTTCCAGGTGGTTTGACATTCAATGGTCAAAAAATATGGGAAGAAGCAACAGAAGAACAAAGAAAATTAGAAGAAGAAGTAATATCAAGCTATTCACTTCCAGTAATGGATATGGAGGGATAGTGTGGCAACTAATGTATATTTTAACAACTTCGCATACGCAAGAGAACAAGATCTAGTAGAAGATCTTACAATCGAATCAATTAAAATATATGGTCATAACGTAAAGTATATGCCAAAGAGTATCCAAGAGATAGATCATCTCTTTGGAGAAGATAAACTACTTAAATATGAAACTGCAGCTGATATTGAAATGTATGTTAAGAATGTTGAAGGGTTTGAAGGTGAAGGAGATTTCATGAGTAAGTTTGGTTTGCAAATAAATGATCAACTTACACTTACAGTTGCAAGAAAAAGATTTGATCAAATAAAGACAGAAAAATTAACTACTGAAGTAGGTTATAATTATCTACAAGAATCAGCAAATACAGATGCTCCATCAAGACAGTTTCTATCTAACACAGCAGCAAGTAATACAGAATCTATTATATTAGAAACAGGAACAACTGGAGTTAACAATTATCAAATATCAAGTGAACGACCTCAAGAAGGAGATCTTATATTCTTTCCGTTAGTAAATAAATTATTTGAAATTAAGTTTGTTGAGCATGAACAAATATTTTACCAAACTGGTAGATTACAAACTTATGATCTTAGATGCGAATTATTCAAATATAGTAGTGAAAGAATTAGAACTGGTAATACTGAAATAGATAGTATTGAAACAAAACAAAGTCTTAGTACTCTTGCTTATCAATTTAAACTTGAAGATGACAATATGTTATTAATTGAAGGTGGTGGTAGTTTATTACAAGAGTTTACAGTTGAAACAACTGATGTATCTGCTAATAACTCATTCTTTCAGTTTGAAGGAGATAGTATTATTGACTTTAGTGAAGGTAATCCATTCTCAGAAGTAGATAGGTATTAATGTTTGGACATCAGTATTATAACCAAGTAATAAGAAGATATGTTGTAATGTTTGGTACATTATTTAACGATATTATTGTACAAAGATTTAACAAAGCTGGACAAAGAATACAAGCTCTTAAAGTTCCAATAGCGTATGGACCTAAAGAAAAATTCTTAGTTAGAATAACTCAAGATCCAGAACTTACAAATCAATCACAAATTAGTTTACCAAGAATGGGTTTTGAAATGACTGGTATGTCATACATGCCAGAAAGAAAATTAAGTAGTACACAACGAAGAGTAAATACAATTGGTACTACTGGTTCTAATAATAGTATCAAAACAGTTTACACTCCTGTGCCTTATGACTTTAATTTTAGTCTTAGTGTATTTGTTAAGAATGCTGATGATGGTGTACAAATATTAGAACAGATACTTCCGTTCTTTACACCAGAATGGACAACAACACTTAAAATAATTCCAGAGATGAATATTAAACATGATGTACCTACTGTATTACAAAGTGTTACAACAGAAGATGCTTATGAAGGTGATTTTGAGACTAGAAGAAGTTTGATATATAACTTAGATTTTTTAGTTAAAGGATATATCTATGGTCCTGTTAAGAAATCTGGTATTATTAAAAGAACTATGGTTGATTTTATTAATTCAGCTAACACTGAGTTACAGCAAGGTAAAAGAATTGAAAAAATTACTGTAACTCCTGGATTAGATGCTAATGGAAATCCAACTGCTAATAGTTCACAAAGTATCAGTATAGATAATATAAGTGCAAACGACAACTATGGTTTTGCAATAGACTTTGAGACTGATCTGGATGGAGAAGAATAATGACTCAATTTGAAAAAAATATGGAAGGTATTTTTAACTTACCAGAAACAAAAAAAGAAACTGAAGTAACAATACCAAAAAAAGTTGACACAAATAAAGAAGAAAGTGAAGCAGATATTGATTACAAATATGCAAGAGAAAATTTATATACTATAATTGAAAAAGGACAAGAATCATTGAATACATTAGTAGATGTTGCTCAGCAATCACAACATCCTAGAGCATTTGAAGTGGTAAGTCAACTAGTAAAAACATTAAGTGATACAAATAAAGATTTATTAGAGTTACAAAAAAAAATAAAAGTTATTAATAAAGATATACAAGAAGGACCTAAAACTGTTAACAACTCACTGTATGTAGGAAATACAGCTGATTTACAAAAATTTATAAACAAAAGAAAAAACAGTGAATAGTGAAAATTACTTAGGTAATCCTAATCTAAAGAGAGGCAATGTTAACATTGAATATTCTCCTGATCAGATAGAAGAATATATCAAATGTGCAAAAGATTCTGTATATTTCATTGAAAAATATATAAAAATAGTAAATGTTGATAAAGGTCTAGTACCTTTTAAAATGTATGACTTTCAAACTAAAATGGTCAATACATTCAACAAAGATAGATTTGTTGTAAATAAACTTCCAAGACAGTCTGGTAAATCAACTACTGTAACAGCTTATATGTTATGGTTAGTTTTATTTACAGATAATCAAAGTATAGCTATATTAGCAAACAAAGGTTCATTAGCCAGAGATTTATTAGGAAAGATTCAACTAGCATATGAGCATTTACCAAAATGGTTACAACAAGGAATTATAGTTTGGAATAAAGGTAATATTGAATTAGAGAATGGATCCAAAATAGTAGCTAGTGCAACGAGTAGTAGTGCAATAAGAGGTGGATCATACAACTTAATTTTCTTAGATGAGTTTGCATTTGTTAGTAACAATATAGCAACAAACTTCTTTGCATCAGTTTATCCTACAATATCATCTGGTAAAACAACCAAAGTATTCATAGTTAGTACACCTAATGGATTAAACCACTTCTACAAATTATGGTCTGATGCTATAGATAAAAAAAATGGTTATACTCCTATAGAAGTTGGATGGAATGAAATACCAGGTAGAGATGAAAAATGGAAACAACAAACTATAAGCAATACAAGTGAAGAACAATTTAGGCAAGAGTTTGAATGTGAATTTATAGGATCTATGAATACTCTTATTAGTTCAACCAAACTAAGAGCAATGAGGTTTGACTATCCTATCAAAACAACAGAAACTATGAGTATATATGAAGAATCTAAACCTGGACATACATATGTTATTACAGTTGATGTTGCAAGAGGTGTTGGATTAGATTACAGTGCATTTGTAGTATTTGATGTAACTAAACAACCATTTAAAGTAGTTGCTAAGTTTAGGGATAAGACTGTAAGTCCATTATTATATCCAAATACTATTGAGAATACTGGTAAACATTACAATAATGCATTCATATTAGTTGAAACAAACGATATAGGTCAACAAGTAGTGGATATATTACATAATGATTTGTTATATGAAAATTTAATGTCTACTGTTCATATGGGTAGAGCTGGACAACAAGTATCAAGTGGATTTGGTAGTCATAGTGGTAGAACATTAGGAGTTAAAACAACAAAACAAGTAAAAAGGATAGGATGTAGTAACTTAAAAGATCTTATAGAAAATGATCAGTTAATTATACCAGACTTTGATCTTATTAGTGAATTAAGTAGTTTTGTTGGTAAAGGAGCTAGTTTTGAAGCTGAAGATGGACAACATGATGACTTAGTTATGTGTACAGTATTGTTCAGTTGGATAGCAAGACAAGAATATTTCAAAGAAATTACAGATACTGATATTAGAGAAAAACTATATAAGGAAAAGATGAAAATGATCGAAGATCAAATGTTACCATTTGGTTTTAGAGAAGATGGTGAAAGTGAAGTTTTAGATAAGGATGATTCATTACAAAATCCACATGATCGTTGGGTTAGTGTAAAAATAGACAATTTTAGTTAAATCTAAAAAATTATAAATAATTCATAAAAGAGTTCATTATAAAACTAAAATTTAGTAGGAGAATTAAAAAATGGCGTTTCAAGTTTCACCAGGTGTTAATGTATCAGAAGTTGATCTTACTACTGTAATCCCTGCTGTCTCTACTACAGAGGCTGGTTACGCAGGCCATTTTAGATGGGGACCAGTAGGAGAAAGAGTATTAATTACATCAGAAGACGATTTAATAAGTAATTTTCAAAAACCATTAACAAGTAACACAGCAACAGATTTCTTTGTTGCATCAAATTTTTTAGCTTATGGTAATGCTTTATTTACTGTAAGGGTTATTAACGAGACAGGATCTAATAGTGCAGATGCTGCAAGAAATTCAATAAGTAATGCTGCTAACACTAAAAATACTTTGATTAAAAATGATCAAGATTATGATGATAACTATTCATCAGGAATAAGTGGTGTTGGTAATTGGATTGGAAGATTTCCAGGAGAGTTAGGAAACAGTTTAAAGGTAAGTGTATGTGCAAGTTCAAATGCATTTAGTTCAACATTAACTGGTAACGTACAACCAGTAAATGGTTCTAAAACACTAGCTGGTTTAGGAACATTATTCCAAACACAAGTAGCTGTTGGTGATATCTTAGTTCTAGGTCCTGATAAAGAACTTAGAAAAGTTGCTTCAATTGCAAGTAATACTTCACTAACACTAACTGAAAAATATACAGGTAATTCAGTTGGTGCTGCTTCTTCAAACAGTTCACATAATGCTTCTGTTGTTACACCAGAAAGAAGATGGGAATATCATGGTTTCTTTGATAAAGCACCAGGAACATCTGATTCAGCTAACACAGCTGGAGGAAATGGTGATGAAGCACACATTGTTGTTGCTGATGAAGACGGAGAATGGACTGGTACACTTAATACTGTATTAGAAAAATATGAAAGAGTAAGTTTAGCATCTGATGCTAAAAACGAAGACGGTTCAACCAATTACTATGTAGATGTAATTAACAACAACTCTAAGTATGTTTGGTGGGCTGCTCATAACTCTGCTCATACTAATTCAGGTTCTAAAAAAGGATCATCATTTAGTGGTGCACCGCTTCCAGCTACAGATAGTTTAATTTATGGTAGAGATGGTGCTGCACCTAGAAATACAGATCACATTAATGGATACAATAAATTTAAAAGTGCAGAAGACGTTGATATTTCTATTGTTTTAGGTGGTGATAATAACGGAACTGTACTAGAACATATTATTGGTAACATTGTTGAATCTAGAAAAGATTGTATAGCAGTTATGTCACCTGAAAGAGGTGATGTAGTAGGAAATGATAGTTTTTCAGGAAAACAAGCTGAAGATATAATATCATTTAGAGATACTTTAACATCTTCAAGTTATGTAGTAATGGATAGTGGATGGAAGTATCAGTATGATAAGTTTAACGATATCCAAAGATATGTTCCAGCAAATGGAGATACAGCAGGGATAATGGTAAGATCAGATCTTACAAGAGATCCTTGGTATTCACCAGCTGGATTTAACAGAGGTGTCATGAAGAATGTTACTAGATTAGCATTTAATCCTAATAAAGCTGAAAGAGATCTACTTTATAAGAATGGTATCAACCCAGTTGTTACATTCCCAGGTCAAGGAACAGTTTTATTTGGTGATAAAACATTATTAGCTAAACCAAGTGCATTTGATAGAATAAATGTCAGAAGATTGTTTATTGTTTTAGAAAAAGCAATATCTACTGCTGCTAAATTTACTCTATTTGAGTTCAATGATGCTTTCACAAGATCACAGTTTGTTAATTTGGTAGATCCTTTCTTGAGAGATGTACAAGCAAGAAGAGGTGTCCAAGACTTTAGAGTAGTCTGTGATGAAACAAACAATACACCAGAAATAATTGATCGAAATGAGTTTGTAGGAGATATTTTCATCAAACCAAGTAGAGCAATTAATTTTATTCAACTTAATTTTGTTGCAGTAAGATCTGGAGTAGAGTTTAGTGAAATAGTTGGTCAAGTATAAGTATAAATAAGAGTAGGAGAAAAAACAAATGGCATTCAACATAAACTTATTCGCAGGTGCTCTTAAATTTGGTGGTGCTAGACCATCCTTATTTCAAGTCAACATTACTAACCCGGCTAATGCTGCTGCAGATATCCAAACACCATTATTGTGTAGAGCTGCTCAGATTCCAGCTGCTACCTTAGGTATTAATGATGTTCCTTATTTTGGTAGACAGTTAAGAATAGCTGGAAATAGAACATTTGCTGACTGGACGGTTACAGTTATCAATGATGAAGACTTTGCAATAAGAAATGCAATGGAACAGTGGTCTAATACTATTAATAGTTTTCAAGGAAACCTTAGAAACTTTGGTGCTTCGTCACCAACACTTTATAAGTCAAATGCTCAAGTGACTCAGTTCAGTAAAACTGGTGTTCCATTAAGAGTATACAACTTTGTAGGTATTTTTCCAACAGAAGTTGCTGCTATTGAAATGGATTGGGCTGCTGATGCTATTAGTGAGTTCACAGTTACTTTCACATATGATTATTGGGAAGTTTCTGGTGGAGTTACTGGTAACGCTGGCGGCAACTAGTAATATTGATTGAAAAAGGTATTGACCTATAAATAGTATTATAGTACAATACTAAAGGGTAGTCATGGCAATAGATTTATTTGGCTTTACCATAGGCCGAAAAGCAGAGATAGAAAAATTAAAAAACGATAATTTCAAGTCGTTTGTTCCACCACAGGATAATGACGGTGCGCTAGAGATAGCGCCCGGTGGTGTTTACGGAACATATGTAGATTTAGAAGGCACTGCCAAGTCTGAAGCAGAGCTTGTTACCAGATATAGAGAGATGTCAACACAACCAGAAGCTGATCTGGCTATTGATGATATAGTAAATGAAGCTATAGTTTACAATGAAAAGGATCCAGCCGTAAGTATAGTGTTGGATGATCTTAAAGCAAGTGTTGGAATTAAAAATAGAATAAGAGAAGAATTTGATAAAGTATTAAGATTGTTACATTTTACCACCAATGCTTATGATTTATTTAGAAGATGGTATATAGATGGAAGATTATATTATCATGTAGTTATTGATGAAAAAAATCCAAGAGATGGTATTCAAGAACTTAGACAAGTTGATCCAAGAAAAATAAGAAAAGTTAAACAGCCTATTAAATCTAAGGATGATAAAATGAATGCCATCCTTACAAAAGGTTATCTTGAATATTATATCTACCATCCAAGAGGTATTAATAGAAGTAATCAAGGATTAAAGATTAGTAAAGATAGTATAATATTCTGTCATACAGGATTATTAGATAACAGAATGGCTATGATACTTGGTCATTTACATAAAGCTATCAAACCATTAAATCAGTTAAGAATGTTAGAAGATGCAACTGTTATCTATAGATTAGCAAGAGCACCTGAAAGAAGAATATTTTATATTGATGTTGGAAACTTACCTAAGATGAAAGCAGAACAATATCTTAGAGATATGATGGTTAAACATAAAAATAAATTAGTTTATGATGCTCAAACTGGTGAAGTAAGAGATGACAGAAAATTTATGACTATGTTGGAAGACTTTTGGTTACCAAGAAGAGAAGGTGGTAGAAGTACTGAGATTACAACTTTACCTGGTGGACAAAACTTGGGTGAAATGGAAGATGTAGAATATTTTAAAAAGAAGTTATATAAAGCGTTAAATGTTCCTATTAGTAGAATGGAACCTGAAAGTAATTTTAATTTAGGTAGAGCATCTGAAATAACTAGAGATGAGTTAAAGTTTACAAAGTTTGTTGCTAGATTAAGAAATAGATTTACACAACTATTTGATAATATTCTTGAAACTCAACTAATTCTTACTGGTGTTACTTCAAGATCAGAATGGAAAGAAATGAGAGAACATATTCATTATGATTTCTTAGAAGATAACCATTTTGCAGAATTAAAGTATAGTGAGATTATGGGCGATAGATTAAGATTGTTAGGAGAAGTAGATTCATTTGTAGGAAAATATTTTAGTAAACAGTATGTTAGATCTCATGTACTTAGAATGACAGAGGATGAGATTGCAGATGAAGATAAACAAATGGATGTTGAAGAAAGACAAGAACCAGAAGATGATGTGTCAGGTGATGAGCAGCAAGATAATGAACAAGAACAACAAGAAAGTTTTGTAGCTGCAAACACTATTTCAGAAGAAGAAAAATCTCTAGTTGATAACATGACTAAATATGCAAATCCAGAAATTGAAGATAAATAATAAGAGGATTAAATATGGCTTTATCAAAAATAGGAACAGCGGGAATAGGAGCAGGAGCAATAACTGCTAACACAGTTTTATCTTCTGGTGTTATAACTGCAGATCTCATTGCTACAGGAAATGTTGGAACATCAGAAATAGCAAATTTATCAATTACAGATTCAAAAATAACTTCCAATGCTGTTACATCTGCTAAGATAAGAGGTAATGCAGTTGGTGCTATACAACTAAATGCAAATGCAGTTGTTGGAGATATAGCCTCTTCAAATGGAGTATTTACACACAATACCCATACATATCAGAAAGCACAATCTGGTAGAGTAGAATCAGTAACAGTTGGTGCAGCTAATGTACAACTTAACTTTGCCAATGCAAATATATTTAACTTGACATTAAATATTAATACTCATTTAAACTTACCATCTAACCCAACTGTTGGACAGGGTGGAAGTATTATAGTAACTCAGGACGGAACTGGATCTAGAACATTAAGCTATGCTGGTGCATGGGAGTTTCCAGGAGGTACCGCTCCAACTCTTACAACAACAGCTAATGCTCAAGATAGAATAGATTATCTTGTAGTTGCTGCAAATGCTATTCATGCTGTAGCGTCACTTAATGTAACATAATGGAGTCTATTGAATGTCGATATTCAAAGATGGCTTAATTAGACAAGGAGCAAGTGGTAGTACAGCTGTAGCAACTTACACAATAGACCAATCAATTAGATTTAATCGAAATGATAACGCTTATTTGTCAAAAACATTTAGTGGTGCTGGTGATAGAAAAACATATACTTTTAGTTGGTGGCTAAAACGAGGAGGAGTAACTGGTAGTTCAACTGAAATTATATTTGGAACAGACCTTGCATTTGGAAATTCTGCTGATTACATTTATTTTTATGCTGATAAATTTTATGTTTGGAATCAACCAACAGGAAACATGATGATTACAAACCGAGTTTTTAGAGATCATTCTGCATGGTATCATTTTGTACTTGTTCATGATTCAACTCAAGCAGTATCAACTGAAAGATTGAGATTTTATGTAAATGGTGAAAGACAAACAAGTTTTTCTACTATAAATTATCCATCTGAAAATTATGCTTCAGGTTATTTCAATAATAACCAAGCTCATTATATTGGTGGTGCAAATACATCTACAAATAGACTTGATAGCTATTTGGCGGAGATACATTTTATTGATGGTTATGGTTATGGTCCCGAATACTTTGGTGAAACAAACAATAATGGTATATGGATACCAAAAGAATATTCTGGATCGTATGGAACTAATGGATTTAAAATTGATGGTAGAGATAGTTCTGATTTAGGAGATGATGAGTCTGGAAATGATAATGATTTTAGTGCATCTAACCTAGCTGCTAATGATCAAAAAACTGACTCTCCTACAAATAATCATTGTACATGGAACCCTATTACAGGTTCAGCACAAGTTTATTCTAATGGTAACCTAAACGCTGCAACTTCTAGTTCTGCATGGAAAGGTGGTTTTACAACTATTCAAGTTCCTCTTAATAGTGGTATTTGGTATTATGAATTATATGTTGATTCAGCAGGTTCAAGTAGTGGCCAGTTTAGTATAGGTTGGTCTGAGTCCAGTAGAAGTGTGACTGATGATAATAGTTATGGTGACACAGAAGGTTGGGTCACATACGCAATTAATGGAAAAACTTATAATAATGCTTCTTCAACAGTTAGTTATGGAGCTACATATACAACAGGAGATGTTATAGGTTGTAAAATAGATACAGATACTTCAACTAACAATGTAACATTTTATAAAAATGGAGTAAGTCAAGGTAATTTAAGTGAAGCATTTAATGCTGGACCGTCAGGATTTGTAAGTCCATATATTTTATTGTATGGTACTAGAAATGGTACAGCTAGATTTGCGTATAATGAATGGACTCAAACTCCATCTGGTATTACTGAGTCTAATGCAATAAATTCAATTAACTTAGGAGCAGCATAATGCCTATCCCTGCAATCATTAGAGGAGAAGAGTATTTCTTTACAACTATATACTCAGGTAATGGTCAGGGTCAAAGAGTAGGTACATTCTTACCATATACCGATAATGGTACAATTGATAAAAGTTGTATGTTTGATTCTTCTTCAAATGTTTCGCTAACTAGAACACCAAGTAGTGCTGGTAATAGAAAAACATTTACTGTTTCAGTATGGGCAAAAAGATCTCTATTAGGTGATGCTGTAGGTAACAATACTTATGGTCAAAGAATTTTTAATGCTGGTTCAAGTGGAAGTTCTTTTTTTGATATTAAATGGTCAGGAAGTGGAGATACGGAGGGTGCAAACAGATTACATATAAGAGAATATTCAAGTAGTGCTGAACAAATAGAATATTGGACAAATAGAACATTCGAAGATACGAGTAAATGGTATCATATTTTATTACAAGTAGACACGACTCAATCTAATTCAACTGACAGAATAAAACTTTACATTGACGGTGATCAAGTAACAAGTTGGTATAGGTCTAATGCACCAAGTCAAGATTTTGATACATTAGTAAATTCAACTGTATTGCATAATGTTGGTAGATTTACTGGAGCCACTTCAAACAATCTTGATGGATATTTAGCTGAATTTAATTTAGTTGATGGAAGTATAGTTGCTCCTACAACCTTTGGTTTAACTGACACTTCAACTGGCAGATGGATTCCTAAGACATTAAGTGGTATTACATATGGTACAAATGGGTTTAGAATGAAGTTCCAAGATAGTTCATCTCTGGGAGATGACACAAGTGGAAATACTAATGATTATGCATCTTCAAATTTAACTACTTCAGACCAACGAAGTGACACACCTACAAATAATCTACCTACAATGAGACCATACAACCCTAGTTACGTCACTACACAAAGAAAAGGTAATTTACAATACACACCTACAGGAACTAATGCTGGTTATCCTATGTGTTCAACACTAAGACCAAATTCCGGAAAATGGTATGCAGAAGCACGAATATCTAGTAATGGAGGTGGTAATGTCATAACATTTGGTATTTACATCCAAGAAGATATGCACTATTGGGATAACACATATAACTTTTATCCAGGAGGACAATTGTCAAATGGTGATGGTTGTGGTGTTGGCATGCAAATAAGAAATGATGGTAATAGATGGCTTACAAGTTCAACTTTATCTTCGTCAGTTCAAACAAATTTAACTGGAACTGCTCTTGCTGCTGGTGATGTAATTGGTATCGCAGTTGATGTAGATAATTCTTTAGTCACTTGGTATTCAAATAGTGGAAGTTCACTTGGAAGTGCTTCTATACTGCGACCAGGCAGAATTATGTTTACAGCTATGGCAGTCACATCCAGTGATACTTTTAATTGGAACTTTGGTGATAATCCTACTTTTGATGGTAATGAAACAGCAGGTGGTAATTCAGATGGAGATGGTAATGGAAACTTTTATCATAGTGTTCCAAGTGGTTTTAAAATGTTACGACAAGATAATATGGCAGAAACCAATAAAGATCAACCAGATTGGGTTTGGATTAAAAACAGAGATGCTTCTGACGCTCATCAAATTTATGATAGTAATAGAGGTCCACAAAAAGATTTAAATATATCTACAACTCAAGAAAGTACAACAACAGATGGATTACAAAAGTTTTTAAAAGGTGGATTTCAAATAGAAGATGATGTATCTATTAATACACAAGATGAAAAATATGTTAGTTGGAATTGGGTATGTAACGGAGGAACTACTTCAACTAATGATACAGGATCAATTGATTCGACCGTTCAAGTTAATTCAACTGCTGGGTTTTCCATAATTCAACATACTGGTAATGGTACCAATGGAGCCACTATTGGACACGGACTATCACAAGCACCTACTTTTCTAATAACAAAAAATACAAGTACTAATAATAGAGATTGGATGGTTTGGCATCATAAATTAACAGACGGCTCATATTTTGTAGACTTAAATAATGCTGAACAACAAATACAATCCACATCTTATACCAATTCAACGGCACCATCATCCACAGTTATTACTTTAGGAACATCAGCAATTATTAATGGCAATGGAGAATCTTATGTTACGTATGCTTTTCATGAAGTAGAAGGTTTTTCAAAATTTGGATCATACAAGGGAAATGCAAACTCAAATGGTCCATTTATATACACTGGGTTTAAGCCGTCATGGTTGTTACTTAGAAATCGTCAAAGAGCAACAAGTTGGTATTTGTATGATAATAAACGTACACCTTTCAATCAAATGGATGGTGTTGTTTATCCAGACTTAACTAACGCTGAAACAACAGGATCAGAACAAATAGATTTTTTATCAAATGGATTTAAATTAAGAAGTAACAATGCAGGTAGTAACAGATCTGGAGAAGTGTTTATTTATATAGCGTTCGCTGAACACCCATTCATTGGTGACGGAACAAATCCAGTAACTGCTAAGTAAACATATAAATAGATAAAAAGGTAAAGTATGTCTCAAACAAAAATTAACACAGGTTTTATAGGTGCAGGAGCTATCAACGCTAACACAGTTTTATCTTCTGGTGTTATAACTGCAGATCTTATTGCTACAGGAGCAGTAGGACCAACAGAAATAGCTACAGGAGCTGTATCAGCAAACACAAAGATTGGTTCTGGAGTTATTACAGCTGTTAACTTAGCAGCTGACTCAGTAAGTAGTGCAAAAATACAAAGCAATGCAATTGGATCCTCAGAACTAAATGCAAATGCAGTAGCAGGAGATATAGCTACAGCAAACGGAGTATTTACTCATAATACTCATACTTTTCAAAAAGCTCAAGCTGGAAGAGTTGAATCTGTAACAGTAGGTGCAGCTAATGTACAGCTTAATTTTGCAAATGCTAATATGTTTAATTTAACACTAGGTATTAATACACATCTAAACTTACCATCTAATCCAACAGTTGGACAGGCAGGAACAATTGTAGTCAAACAAGATGGTACTGGATCCAGAACACTGAGCTATGCTAGTGCATGGGAGTTTCCAGGAGGAACTGCCCCAACATTAACCACAACAGCAAGTGCAGAGGATCGTATTGATTACTACGTAGTTGCAGCTAATGCAATCCATGCTGTAGCTACATTGAATATGGGATAATTTATGCCTGTTTTTAAGGACCATTCATTTAGATTTGGAGCATCTGCTAATCAAGGTGAAGATGTTTATGAGGTTGAAAAATCTATAAGATTTAATGATGATGATACTGCATACATGTCAAGGACCTTCACTGCAAGTAATCGTAGAACACTCACATTTAGTTGCTGGGTAAAAAGAAGTAATTTAAGTACTAATCAAAATATTTTTGGACCGCAAACAAGTAATAGTGGTTCTGGAACTTATGGGGTTATAAGGTTTAACCCACAAAATGAATTAGATATTTTTGATTATACAAATGGAGCAACCAATTGGAGATTGCAGTCAACACAACTTTTAATGGATCCATCAGCTTGGTACCATTTAGTTTTTTCAATGGATACTACAAATGCAATATCAGCTGAAAGGCTTCGAATGTATATTAATGGTCAAAGAATAACTAATTTTGATGTTGAAACTTACCCATCTTTAAATTATGAAGGTCAATGGAATAATAATTTATCTCATGAAATAGGGGCTATCCAACGAGGAAGTTCTAATCAATACTTAGATGGTTACCTAGCTGAAATTTATTTTTTAGATGGCTATGCATATGGTCCGGAATACTTTGGAGAATTCAACAGTTCTAATATTTGGATCCCTAAAGAGTATGATGGAAGTTATGGTACTAATGGATTTAGTATAAAAGGGGAAGACTCTTCTGATTTAGGAAATGATTCAAGTGGAAACAATAATGATTTTACAACTAGTGGACTTGCAGCTCATGATCAAATGCCTGACTCACCAACTAACAATTGGTGTGTTCTTAGTACAGTTAATAAAACACCAAGTATAGGTATTTTTAATGGTGGTCTTGGACACAATTATTATAGTAATCAATATAATGATGGAGGTTCTGGAACTTTAATGGTACCTAATTCTGGAAAATGGTACTGGGAACAAATAGTCATTGCTGCAAACATATATGGTGGATATGCTGGATTCAAAACTCAAAATGTTACTAATCGCAAACATACACCAACAAATGTTCCTAATAGTGGAGGATCCACTGTAGGGAGATGGGGTAATCGTATATTTAAAGACGGTCCTTCAGTTGAACTTCTTGGAGGCACTCCTACTACTAATGAAGTTACAGGAATAATGATAGATTTAGATAATTATACAGTACAGTTCTACGAAGATGGATCAACTATAGGTTCAGCTGTATCTATAGCTTCTACATATTCAGGATGGTTACCATTTATTAGTACAAACACAGTTGGATCAGAACAAGGTGTTGCTCCTTTACAAACTGGATATACAGCTAATTTTGTAGCTAGAGTTAATTTTGGGCAAGATAGTACATTTGGTGGACAACTTGCTGGAAATACACACACAGATGCAAACGGATTAGGAAACTTTAAAAAACAACCACCAACAGGTGCTTTAGCAATTTGTACTAGAAACATAATAACAGGATTAGTGTAATGGCAATACCAACAGTTACAAATGGACAACTACATTGTTTTCCTATAGTTTATGAAGGTAATGGTACTGGACAACGTGTAGGTAAATTTGTACCATATACTGATAATGGTACTATAGCTAAGAGTTGTTTGTTTGATAGTGGGAATAGTGAATATCTCAGTAGAACACCGAGTTCAAATGGTAATGCTAAAATATTTACATTTAGTTGTTGGTTTAAACCTTCGAAATTAGGTGCATCAAAAGATTTGTTTGGTAATTCTGCAAGTGGAAATGCTGCAAGTTTATTTTATATAATGCATTATAGTGACGGTACCATATATGTACAAGGTAATGATAGTGGTAGTAGTTTAGATTTAAGTATTCGAACAAATTCAACTTTCGAAGATACATCAAAATGGTATCATATCGTTGTGAGAATGGACACTACCCAATCAACTGATAGCGACAGATCAAAAATTTATGTAGATGGAACTGAACAAACATTGCAAACAACAAATTATCCTGCTTTGAATGCAGAGTTTGGAACTAGTCAGACATCTAGACCAATGGTCATTGGTAGATATAATTATAATAATTCAAGATATTTGGATGGTTATTTGGCAGAAGTAAATTTTACTGATGGTCAAAGCTATGGTCCAGATACATTTGGTATTACAGATACTTCAACTGGAAGATGGATCCCTAAGACATTAAGTGGTATTACATATGGTACAAATGGGTTCAGATTAGAGTTTGGAACAAACTCAGCGTTTGGAGATGATACAAGTGGAAATACAAATGATTTTACAGCTACAAATTTAGCTACTACAGACCAGACTACCGACAGTCCTACCCAAAATCATGCTACATTTGATCCAGGAAGAAATGGTGGGGATTGGACTTTAAGTGAAGGTAATTTAAAAATTGTAGGAACACCATCAACTGGTGCTGGTAGAATGTGTTTGAGTGGTATGAATGTTCCTAATTCAGGTAAAATATATTGGGAGGTTGAAGCTGATGCAATTAATGATTCACCTAGATATGTAGGTTTATTTAAAGATACGGTTAGTCTAACTGCAGGTGCTAGCACAATAGATATGAGGTGGTTAGCAATTAGGAATGGTGGTTCTGCTGATGGTAAACTTTGGGATGGAGATTCTGTAAGTTCACAACTTACTACGTTTACTTCTGGTGATATAATTCAATTTGCAAGAGATGGTGAAAAGTTGTGGATAGGTAAAAATAATACTTGGTTAAATAGTGGTAATCCGTCAACAGGTGCAAACCCTTTATTAACTAACATAGATACAAAAAACTCAAATTGGAAAATGGGTGTTTGGTCACTATCTACAGGTCTTGGTGGTGCATCACATACATTTATAATGAACGCTGGACAAAGAACCTTTTCATATACACCTCCAACTGGTTTTTCAGCATGGCAACAAGACAACTTACCTGAAAATGTTAGAGGAATACCTGATTTTGTTTTTATAAAAGATTTTGATCAAGCTGTAAATTGGCAATCGTATGATAGTACTAGAGGAGCTAAATATTATTTGTTACCCTCAACATCTGGAGCCGAAACATTTATTGGAGACTCTTTACAAAAATTTTTAAAGGGTGGCTTTGAAGTTGAAGATAATACTTCTGTAAATAAAGTTAGTAGTTCTGTAGTGGCATGGAACTGGGTTGCTAACAACGGAGTACAAGGAGCTAACACTGATGGTTCTGGTTCAGCATTATCGTGTACCTTTCAAACAAATCAAGATGCAGGATTTAGTATTGTTAAGTTTCAAGGGAACGGAGGTCAAACAGCTGTAGAGCATGGGTTATCTCAAGCTCCAGAGTTTGTTATTCAAAGAAGAAGAGATAATGGAGGTAGTAATTGGTGGTGTTATACTACACAGTACACTATAGGTAGTTATCATTATAATAAACTAGATACTAATACATCTTGGGCAACTCAAAGTAATGGTTCACCACCTACAAATAAAGTATTTACTTCACATGGATGGGGTTCTGATAATATAATTGCATACTGTTGGCATAGTGTACCAGGCTTTTCTTATTTTGGAAGCTACATTGGTGATGCTACAACAGATGGACCATATATACACCTTGACTTTAAACCATCTTTAATTTGGTTAAAATCTAACAATACTGCAAACTGGTATGTTTATGATATTGCAAGAAGTCCAAAAAATCCTGCAGATGAAAGACTTGTATTTACAACTGCTGTTCAAAGTACCAATTCAGGTAGGGGAATAGATATCTGTGCTAGTGGTTTTAAAGTAAGACAAGAATCAGGGTATGGTTATAATTATAGTGGTGTTCTAACTTTTGTAGCCGCATGGGCTGAAAATCCATTTTTAGGATCCGGAAGCAAATCACCGTTAACAGCAAGATAACAATAGTTTTTTTATAAATAGATTAAAAAGGAGAAAATATGCCTCAAGATAATGCAATAGATGTTCCAACTACAGATCCTGTGGAACCAATGAAACAAACAACTGCGAGTGATGCTGTAAATGCTTTAGCAGCCGGGGATACAAATAAGTTCAGAGATGCAGTAAACGATATGCTGGGAACAAAGGTAAAAGATTACCTTGATGTTAAAAAGCTAGATGTTGCTCAAACTTTTCTAAAACCTCAAGAAGCTGAGGAAGAGGAAGAAGTTACTGCTGATGTTGAAGTAGATGATAACGAAACAGATCAGGAGAAAAAGGAAGATGAAGAAGTTTAAACAACTTTACGAAAATAGTCCCGCTGCAGATTATACTGTAATGAATAAACAGGATGATGATGACGAGGCTACAACATACAAGCCAAGATCAAAAGGTGAAGAAGACTTTGCTGGAAAACATACTAAAGATACAAAAAATCATCCAGTTGCACCAGAAGATCAATTTAAAGGCGGTACGAAGCATTCTGGGGACCACAAAGGATATGAAGGTTCACCAGGAGAAAAAAATGTTGTTAAAGCTAAGAAAACTTTTAAAGAATTAAGAGGAACTGGAAGTAGTAAAAGGAAAGCTGATAAGTCTCAAAGCGATCCAATGAAGAAGATTAAAGAAGAAGTTGAGTTTATAGATGAAAACATTAACAGTTTAATTAGAAAATCAAAACTTCTTAAAAGATTACAAGAAATAACTAAGAAAAATAAACCAGGTGCCGTTAGTTTCAATGATAAAGATACAATGACTGTTGAACCTAATGATGCAAAAGATATAATGGAAGTTCTAAAAAAATTAACATCTAGAAATGCTGGTTCAATGGTTTCAAAAATGGAAAATGGTGTTGCTGGATTTATGAATATGTTAGACTTCGCTAAAAGGATGGCAAAATAATGGCAAATACATTTAGACCAATTTCAAATGTTGTTTCTTTATCTACTGCAGCTAATGATGTACACAAAGGAACATCAGTTGTAGTTGTAACAACAGGAACTACAGATAGAACAATAGTTATTGCTAATACAGAAAATGCTGCAACTGGTGGAGGTAAATATGGAACCTTTACAACTACATCTCAAGCAGAAATTTATTTAAAAGGTGGTGAATATGTTGTTATTAATAAAAAACCAACAGACACTATTAAGCAAACAGCTGGTACTGATGTAAGAGCATTTGCAATAGCTAAAAAGGAGTAAAGATGAAACTAATATGCGAAGTAGTAGAAGATAGTTTAGAATTTATTGCTGAAGCAAAAGAAGACGGTACTAAGAATTATAAAATTAGAGGTGTCTTCATGCAGGGTGAAATTAAGAATAGAAATAATAGAATCTACCCTGTTCAAGTTTTATCTGAGCAAGTAGACAAGTATAAAAAGAATTATATTGATAAGAATAGAGCATATGGTGAGTTAGGACATCCAAGTGGTCCTACAATAAATCTTGAAAGAGTAAGTCACATGATTACAGACTTATATCAAGATGGAAATAATTTTATTGGCGAAGCTAAGATTATGGATACACCATATGGTAAAATAGTAAAGAATTTGATGGATGAAGGTGCTAGTATTGGAGTAAGTTCAAGAGGCATGGGTTCATTAAAACAAAACAACGGTGGAAGTCAGGTAGTACAAAAAGACTATCATTTAGCTACTGCTGCTGATATTGTTGCTGATCCTTCTGCTCCTGATGCTTTCGTGGAAGGTATTATGGAAGGTAAAGAATGGATTTGGGATAACGGAGTTTTGAGAGAAGCACAGATTGCTCAATACGAAAAACAAATTAGTACTACTTCAAGAGAGAACCTTGAAGAAGCTAAAATGCAAGTGTTTAGTGATTTCATCTCAAAGCTATAATATTATAAATAATTAGTAAATTAGACTAAATTAAGGAGAAAATAATGTCTGAACAAGATCTTAAAACAAAAGATCAGGAATTAGAAGAAGTTCAAGCTCCAGAAGCTAAAGAAGATTCAACTCAGATTGATGAGTTCAAAGCGTCTATGGGTGATCCTTCAGAAGTTCCTGAGCCAACATCTAAAACTGCAACCGCTCCTGGTCCAAGTAAAGATCAAGGAGATAAAACTCCACCTAAACAAGGTTCTTCTAAAATGGAGAAACCTAAAGAGGTTGGAACAAAAATGGGTATGATTAATGCCATGGTTAAAAAAATGTCTCGTATGAACAAATCTGCGATTAACTCTATGTATGGAAATATGATGAGTATGAAGCATCCTAAAGATATGAATGCTATGAAAGACATGAATGCTATGAAAAAACCAATGGGTGAAGAGTCTGAAAATCAAGAATATAGAGTAACTCCTCAAGACATTGACATCAAAGATGATGTTAAAGCCTTATTTGGTAATGAAGATTTATCAGAGGAATTCAAAGACAAAGCAGCTACTATTTTTGAAACTGCTGTGGTAACAAAAATTAATGAGCATATTGATATCTACAACACAACTGTTCAATCTTCATATGAAGAAGATGTAAAAGCTATTAAAGAAGAAATGGCTGAAAAACTAGACAGTTATATGGACTACGTAGTAGAACAATGGTCTGAAGAAAATCAATTAGCTATTGAACAAGGCCTAAAAGCTGAACTTACTGAAGACTTTATGAAAGGTCTGAAAGGTCTATTCGAAGAGCATTACATTGATATTCCAGAAGAGAAAGTTGATGTAGTAGAAGAGCTTGCAGCTAAAAACGAAGAGCTACAATCTCAACTTAATGCAGAAATTGAAAGAAATGTTGAAATCAAAAAAGACCTTGATGAAAATTCAAGAGAAAAAATGGTTTCATCTGTAAGCGAAGGTTTAACTGAAACTCAAAAGGATAAGTTTAAAACTTTAGCTGAAGGTATAGAATTTTCCGATAAGGAAACTTATCAGAAAAAATTAGAAACTATTAAGGAGAGTTATTTCGTTGAGGAAACTCAAAAAGATGTAACTAGCCCAATAGGTGATACTGAAGAGCCACTAGATGAGGAAATTAAACAACCTAAAGGATCTATGGCAGGATACGTTAATGCTATTTCTAGAACAATCAAGAAATAGTTTACATTATATAATATAAATGAAGGCTGACTTCAAAACTTAACTTAAAAAGGGAGGACAATAAATGTCTTATATAACAGAAGAGCTAGTAAAAAAATGGCAGCCAGTTCTTGAACATGGGGATCTCCCTGAAATCAAAGATCCACACAAGCGTCAGGTTGTTGCTACTTTACTAGAAAACCAAGAAAATGCGGCTAGAGAATCAGCTGCAGGTTCAGGGGGCTATCAATCACCAAGCCTATTAGGCGAGGCCGCTCCTACTAACGCTATGGGTGCATCAAGCTCAACTGCAGCGGCAGGTTCAGTTGACATATTTGACCCAGTACTTATTTCACTCGTAA